CACAGCGACGCTCTCAGCGTCTCAGCGTCTCACAGACGCTCACAGCGTCTCAGCGTCGCTCACAGACGCTCACAGCGACTCACAGACGCTCACAGCGTCTCAGAGCGTCTCAGAGCGTCTCAGCGTCGCTCACAGCGACTCACAGCGACACACGTCTTCTATGCGAAGTCGATCTCTCAGTCGAAGACTGCTCACGGATCTGCTGATAGTCGAGCTTTTCGAGATCTCACGAGATCTCACAGAATCGCACGCTCTGACGAAGAGAACGCGTCGATCGACGAGAAGAAGCGGATCATCGTCGCTCTCGACGGATCAGCATCGCTCACAGAATCGAGCAGATGCGTCAGAATGACGTGAGGCTCAGCGCTTAGCCGATTTTCGTGCGCTCGCTCGCTTCGCTTCGCTCGCTTCGCTGCGATCGTCGTCTCGACTCGCTGAGAGCGTCAGAAGTCGAGATCGTAGAGCGACAAGTACACTTCGTGTATCTCGACGGATCGCGCTTCTTCGCTGCGCTCTGAGAGATCGTGCTGCGCTCTCGCAGCGCAGCGATCGACGCGTGCGATCTTCGTCGCGAAGAATTGCGGGAAGAAGTGCGATCCGTCGATCTTCTCGTCGCACTGTATCGACTCGAATCGCTGCTCTCAGAGCGTCGCTCTCTCGACGCACGACGCGCGCTGTGAGACGCTGTGAGAGAGCGCATTCTGCGAGAATGGGCTGATGGACGCACGATCCGTCGATTCTTCGTCTCAGATCGACAGATGCGCGATCCGCGATCTTGACGCTCGCGATCTCGTGCTGTGAGACGACGCGCGAAGATCGCGAAGAGATGCACGGATCGATCGTGTTCATCACGGATCTCACGTTTTCTGCGCGATCTGTACACGACTCGACGCACGTGTACAAGATCCATCGACGAAAGCATCGTAGCACCCATGATTCCCGTCGATCCGTCGCAACTTTCTCGTGTGAGATCGTTGACTTCTGAGATCCGTCGAGAATCAGCGATGGATGCACGTTCTCGACGGATCGACGGGAACGTCGTGACGGAGCACGTTCTGCCGAGAATGGGCTGATGGAGCGGGTTCCCGAGAAGGGGGGGCAGGATCAGCGATCCATGAGGATCCTCGACGAATGCTGAGGCGGTCTCGCGCCTGATTTTCCACATTCCGCACCCCCCTGCGCAGCGATTTTTTCTGCTGATTTTTTTGTGCGCAGTGATGAGTGGTCCTTTCGCACTCGCTTCGTTTTACGATTTTGAGAAAACGAGATTCCGTGAAAGGGACTGGTCGATCTTCTTTGATCCTCTTTGTGCGCTCGTGAATCGCTGACGCTACAATCAGATCGCACGCGTGACGATTCGCCTCGTGTCTGCGAACGACTCACACTCCCCCTCTGAGTCCGCAGTCCTAAGCCGGCTGCACTTTCGCACCCCCCTTTCCACGAAGCGTCGTCACGCGTGCTTCTCCAGCCAGTGTCTCGATTCATCGCATGTTTTCGAGAAATAGCTGTACGATTTGTGTGTGCGATCTTCGTCGCGCACGTCTATCTACAGATGAAAACTGCGAGAACACAATGACCACGAGACATGCCCGCTCACTTATCGAAGCCATCGACAGTCATCCCGATGTCTCTTCGTACACCACACTCGGCTGCGCCGCGTACTGTCTGAGACTCGAAAATCTCACATGGCGTGTAGTCGGACTCAATCTGTACGCAGACAGCGAGAACAAGCGAGACGAGACTCCGACTGCATACGCGCAACGATGCGCGATCAAAGCTCAAATGGCTGCGATGCACTTCGCGAAACGACACGCGATGCCCTGGCCCGCCCCCTGCAAGCGTTCATCGAACACTGCGAGAGCATGATGCCTGAAGAAAAGCCACTCACAGAATGGCTCACTTTCGGGAACGGCTTTCGTCGCACGTCGCAAAACCCGCTCGCGACTGCTGATGTCTACCCCTTCGCAAAAAGCTGGCGCTTCGTCGTCATTCATGAAGAGTCACAGAGAGTGATCTCACAAGGGGTGCGACCGACTGCGACTGACGCGAGAGCGTGCTCCAGTGCTGTGCTCTACGACATGCAAGAAGACAGCTTGCCATGGTAGACGCTCGACGAAAGATCGTGACTGCGCACTGTGCAACGTGCGGGAAGAAAGCCCGTCTCACGTTCTTGTCGAAGTGCTGCACGATGCATTGTGCTGCCCGAGAAATGCTTGCTCGAATCAGCGCGGGTGACCCCGCTCACTGTCGATTCTGCGGAGAGTACAACTTCATTCGATGCTGTCGCTGGCAAGGAGTGGAGGAATGAACTCGGGCTCGATTGACCGCATGTCTTCTGCTGAAGAACTCGGTCGTCTTGCTGTCTCGTTGCCGAACTGGCGGTGGATGCCGGGGATGAACATACCCGGTCATGGCCGAATCATCGTCAGTTGGTACAAGGACAAAGAAGGCGACAAGTGGCCCGACCTCGACGACCCCGCGACCGCTGGGTGTCTACTGAAGATGCTCGGTGAAGTCGTTTCTGTGATGCAGTCGAAAGACAAATCATGGTGGGTGACCTCCCCGCGACATAACGGCTGGAAAGGCGAGTCCGCGACGTTAGGGCGAGCATGTGTTCTTGCTGCTCACGCAATCGGAAAATGGGAAGAACAAAGTCATGCCGATCTACCAGCACAGATGCAAGAAGTGTCTACATCGCTTCGAAAAGCTGATTCCGATGTCGCAAGCAAACATCATTCAGACGTGTCCGAAGTGTCTGAGCAACGCAACGATCCGAGTAATCAGCAAAACGAGCTTCATGCTGAAAGGAAGCGGCTGGGCGAAAGACGGGTACGCAAGTCAAGAGTGAAAGCAGCCCAGCTTGGGCTCTTCGCCTCTCGCGCTTCGTCGAACGATGAAAGCAATACTCGACTGGACTGGTCGTCAATCGAGTACACGCCCGCTCGAATCATGGTCGAGAAGTTTCACTACTCGAAGAAAATGCCGCGCGGAAGAAACATTTGCTACGGCTGGAAGCACTCGCACGACTTGTACGCAGCAGCAGTGTACGGAAACGGCGTGAACCCGTATCAAGCGAAGTATCTTTCGAAGATCACAGGGATCGAAATCACGAACGCCACATACGTGGAGTTGAAGCGACTCGTTCGTGTAGAACCACGTCTTGAAGACGTGTATTTGTCGCAGCTTATGAATCTGTGTCATCGCGATCTTGCTCGTCTCGGGTATCGCTGCGTGATTGCGTTCAGCGACCCCGACGAAGGGCACGAAGGCACAATCTACAAAGCCGCGAACTTCACTCACATGGGCAAAACCCAAGCTGAATGGCACTGCATCGACCGCGACGGAAACAAAGTGCATCGTCGCGTCGCGTATCGAGTCGCGAAAGCGAAGAACATCCCAATCGAATGGGCGCGAGAAAATCTCGGGCTCACAAGAGTGAAGACGACACCGAGAGACCGATGGATCTGGTTCATCAGCAAGTCAGATCGTCGTCGCTTTCACAGACACTTGAAAAAAGAGAGAGAATCATGAGTGACAGAACGAAAGAAGAATGGGGAGCACTCGCAGCGTCAATCGAAGGCTGGGACTGGTTGCCGGGAATGCGCGATGTCGCGGGCTTTCGATTGCTTCGCGCAGGAAACCCTGAAGATCAGCCAAACTGCGTTCCTGACGTAGACGACATGGCGACTGCCGGGTGTATGCTCGAACTTCTCGGCTACCCGCAGCTTACTCTCGTCGGAAAAGTCGATGGCGTCCCGCACTACCGTGTGCGAGTTCTCGATACGAACAATGCTTTCGTCTACGCTACCGGACAAGCATGGGGTCTCGGTCGAGCGTGTGTCGCTGCTGCTGCTGCACTCGGTCGCTGGTGCGGGGGTGACGTATGACGAAATCTCAGATCGCAAGAGTGCTCGCAGTGCTTGTCTGGACATCATCGTGCGCGATGATCTGGCTTGCATGGACATACTCAGTCATCGACGAGTCTACGAAAGACACAGCGGACCCAGCTTTCGAAGCAGCAGGCATCGTAGGCGGAACAATGTGTACGACCGGCTGCATGGGCGGTCTCTGGTTCATGGGACTCATCGTTGCAGCACTTGTCTGGGCACTGATCAGACGATGAAACACAGATTCACGAGCGCAGATCTGGTCAAAATCAAGAAGCGATGGGAAACCGAAACGCTGCAAGAGATCGCAGATAGCTACGACACCCCAATCGGGACTCTCAAATCGCTGCTGCATCGACAGAACATCAAGTGCCCGAGATCAAATGCGCAAGGGTCTCGTCGAAAGTTCGGGCCAGTCACTATCGAAGAGCGAGATCGAAACAGACGATGGTATCGCATGTATCACGGGATGCGGACCGAAGGCGTATCTTCGAAAGACGCGATGTCTGCGCTCAAAGCAGATGGATGCACACTCAAACGTCATCAGATTACATGTGGATGGTGGCATTACTCAAAGAGAGCTTTCAACAAATGAAACCCAGCATCGAAGAACTTGACCCGTACACAGATCGCGCGATTCGCGAACATTCGAAAGCGACACACATCATCGCTCGCTTCGTTGAAAGATGGTCTCGTCACAACAAGCAGACCGTTTTGCTGATTCGAAGCTGCGATGGGATTCGTTTGATCGACGTAGACGGCGACAGATGGTCGTCTTTCGATATTCAAGAAAGTGAACTGGGCGAGATCTGCGCGACTCTGAAGCAGTTGTCCGAGACGCGAAGACTCTTCAATGTCGGAGCGTGTATGCCCCGCGGAGCTTTGCGATAGCAGATGCGCAACACTGCGCAGCGTGGTAGTGTCGTCGCATGAAACAGCAGCACGACGACAATCCCGGCGCGCAGCAGAGTGTAGATCGAACAGGCGGTCGTGGAGCACTACCTCGTGCTACGCACGTCGAGTCGATACCGGACTCGTTGAAGCAGCGTGAAAACGAATCGGACACTGCGCATTCCGCGTTTCTTCTTTACGCGATGCAAGTGCCCGAAGATCGTTCAAATCGTCTCGTTGCGAGAGTGCTCTCTACAGCGGAATCGAACATTCGACTCTGGCGAACGAAGTTCAAATGGCGAGAGCGATGCGCGAGTTGTCCGAACGTAGAATGGATAGCTCTCGACGTGTATCGAAGACGTATGGACGAGCACGTCGGCAGCGTACACGCTGATCGCTTGCGCGTAGCGTTAGATACAGTGCTCGACAGCGCAGGCTTCGCGTCTCTGCGTCGCGAAGTGCAGAGACAGCGCACAGCACAGACATCGCGACTCGACGCACGTACTGAGACGACAGACAGCACCAAATCGACCGCTGTTTCCACGCAAAATGCGTATGCTTCGAAGCTCGCGACCAACGAGATTGACCAGATTGACGCTGCTCGACAGATGCGAGATCTCGCAGATCGAATCCGCAAAGATCATCTTCGACCAGAGGATGTCAAGCGTCAGATCGTGCTGATCGACGCTGTTCTCGGGCTCGTTGCGAAGAAGGTCAAGAGCGGAGAGTTGAAGGTTCGTGTGAGCGACATTCCTGCACTTCTGAAAGCTCGCGCAGCAATCACGGGACTTCCGATGGATCTGACATCGCAGCAGCAGCAGAGTCCGCAGCTTCATCAACATGCCCATGTACACGTTGTTGAATCTGTGCGTATGCGAGACGCACGAGCGACTGGAGATGACTCAGTAGTTCTCGACGCGATGCGCAGTGAAGTGGACGATCTGCGTGTGATTCTCAATGCTGTTCCAGATCGTCGAGGGCAATAATGTCGGTCATCGCTTCACCGAACGAGTTTTCAAAGCTGGGAACAGACAAACGATCAAACGCTCAGAGCGACACTCTCGTGGGTGAGCACTCAATCGGTGGCCCTCTTTCGCTTCGTGACTCGCGCATGTTTCTGGACGTTGCGACGCTTCGTCGTCTTCTCGAAGTGGCTGAAGCATCGAGCATCAAGCGAGTGCAGATCGACCGCTGCGGTTTGAGAATCAGATCATGGAAAGACAGACACGGGCATGTCTACGAAACATGGCAGATCATCGGCGTTGAGCCGAAGCCAGAGAAGCATCTGATTTTTGACGGAGACACGAAATGATCAGCGGAGCAGAAGTTGCAGCAGTCTACGTGGACATCGACTCACTGACGCCATGGGCAGACAACCCGCGTCAAAATGAGCACGCTGTTGACCCGATCATGCGTTCGATCGAAGAGTTTGGATTCACTTCTCCGATTGTTGCTCGCACAGAAGATCGAGAGATCATCGCCGGTCACACTCGCTGGACAGCAGCAAAGCGGCTCGGGATGAAACGCGTTCCTGTTCGATTTGTAGATCTGACACAGCAGCAAGCTCGCGCGCTCGCAATCGCAGACAACAGACTCGGAGAGCTTGCAGACTGGGACGCCACACTTCTCGAATCAACGCTGCGAGAGTTGGGCGACTTCGATCAGTCTCTTCTCGACGTGACAGGCTTTGCAGAAGAGCTGGATTCTCTTTTCTCGCAAGAAGACGACGGTTTCGGTGATGATGGGAGCGGTGCTGGGAACGACCCGACTAAGCTCGAATATCGCGTGGTGATCGAGAATCTGGACGAAAAACAACAAGCGTCGCTCGTAGAAAAGCTGGAGAAGGAGGGATTCAAGTGCCACGCCTTGATCTCGTGATCTCTACTCCGCTGTCCTCTTCGACTCGTGCTCGACAAGTGTGCAGCATGTTCGATGTCCCGCCCGAGCAGAAGTGTGTTCGAGAGTGGCACGGAGAACTTCCGATAGACGAAAAGAAGTGGAACGTAGGTCTCGTTGTCGGGCCGAGCGGTTCGGGCAAGTCTTCAATCATGCGACAGCTATGGGGAGACGAGCCGAAGTTCGAGTGGAAAAGCAAGTCGATGCTCGACGACTTCTCGGAGAATCTGTCGATCGAAGAGATCGCGAATGTCTGCAACGCTGTCGGGTTCAGCACGATCCCAGCTTGGCTTCGACCGTTTCGAGTGCTTTCCAACGGCGAGCAGTTTCGTGCGGACTTGGCTCGACGACTGATCGAGTTGCCCGATCCTGTTGTCGTTGACGAGTTCACGAGCGTCGTCGATCGACAAGTCGCAAAGATTGGTTCTCACGCTGTACAAAAGTGGGCTCGTCGAAAAGATCGGAAGTTCGTAGCGGTCACATGTCACTTCGACGTGATCGACTGGCTTCAGCCTGACTGGATACTCGAACCGGACACGATGACGTTCCGTTGGAGGTCACTTCAACCGCGACCACAGATCGCAGTCCGAATCGAGCGCATCGCGTATGAAGAATGGCAACGCTTCGCTCCATTTCACTATCTGAGTGCGCAGCTTTCTCGTGCTGCTCGATGTTTTGGGCTGTTCGTGGAAGGCGTGAGTCACCCCGTCGCCTTCACTTCGACGCTTCATCGACCACACCCGCGAGTGCATGACGTGATGGGCTTCAGTCGCACAGTGGTTCTTCCGGACTGGCAAGGAATCGGTCTCTCGTATGCTCTCAAAGAGACTGTCGCGTCTGCGTTCTCAGCGGTGGGCAAGCGCGTTCACAGCTATCCGGCGCACCCGGGCTACGTTCGATCTCTCGTTTCATCTGACAAGTGGAAGCAGGTGAAGTCTGCTGGTCTGTTTTCTCCCGCTGCCGGTTCAAGCTCTACAGTCGCAGGCTTCGGGGGCAGACCGTGTGCTGTGTTTCGGTACGTCGGATCAAAGATGGATCTACGCACTGCTGAATCGTTGCTCGATGTCTCCGCATCAAATCTTCAACAGCGACAACGAGCACTCGTTTTGCGGAAGAAGCCATCGCGTATGCGAAGGAGAAAAAAGTGAGCAACGCGCATACAGCAGGTGTTGTGGACGCGCTTTCTGCTGAGTTTCCACTGCTCGGAATCGCTCTGCGTCACCATCGCAACACGCGTGGACACCCGATGTCGTTTGCTACTCGACCGTACTTGGTGGAGTTGTACTGCGATGCTCCGCATATCGACGGCTTCGACGCGATGAAAGCAGTGCAGGTCGGCTGGTCAGAGCTTCTCGTTCAGTTGATTCTGGAGCGTGCCGGTTGGGGCGGTCGAATCGCAGCGTATGTTCTTCCGTCGTATCAGCTTCGCGATCGCTTCGTGAAGAACCGTGTCAACCCGCTTCTCGATAGAGTTGCTGCCTATCAACAGAAAGTCCCTGCTCACGATCCTGGTTCTTTGAAAATCAAGCGATTTGGTAATGGTTCGCTACTGTTTCTCGGGTCAAACACAGTCAACGACTTCGTGGAGTTCTCGGCAGACGTACTGGTCGTGGACGAGTTTGACCGATGCGTAGCGGAGCACCTTGCGCTTGCTCGCGACCGTCTTCGAGAGTCGCCTTACCCGCAGCTTTTTCGTATCGGAAACCCCACAATGCCGGGTGTCGGTATTGCAGCACTCTTCGATCACAGTGACGGGCGAAGATGGCACCACAAATGCACTCGATGTGGAGAAAGACAGCCGCTCGAATGGGCGACAAACATCGTTGAGCGAGACACGTCTGGGCGATGGGTTCCACTCGACAAGAAGCGCATAGAGGCGGGAAACATTCGTCCCATTTGTCGTCGGTGTAAAAAGCCGTTCGATCGAGTTGCAGACGGTGCTGAGTGGGTCGCAGAGAGACCTTCTCAGACGAGACGCGGCTATCAGATCTCTCGATTGGACGTGTTGTCGCAAGAGCTTCGACCGCTGCTGCACGAGTGGAGTGAAGCTCAGGGTGATGCAAGCAAGCTGGAGGCGTTCTATCGAAGCGTTCTCGGCAGACCATACGAGCCGAAGGGCATGGCGATTGACAGAGAGATTCTGGCAAACTGCACGATTGGAGACCCGCTGGATGAGGGTGGTGGTGCGAGGCTCAGAGATCAGACAGTCGTTGTGGGGGTCGATGTTGGGCGTCTTCTGCACATCAACGTGTCTTGTGTGGAATACGATGAAGAGCGAGAGCAGAGTGTTCGAACATGTCTGTGGGTCGGGACGGTACAGACGTTCGATCAGGTCTACGACATCCTCGTTCGATACTGCGCGCGAGTGTGTGTGATTGACTCTCGACCAGAGGTCCGAAAGGCCCAAGAGCTGCGCGACAAGTGCATTTCGAGCGGAGTCTGCGAAGTCTGGTTGGCTCAGTTTACGAGAGCAGACAAGATCGGCCGCATGGCGTACGGGATGACGCTCGACTACCGACGACGCGTTGTCAGTGTGGACAGAACACAGCTTCTCGATGCGACACTGGACGACTTGCAGGTTGACCCTCCGCGCAAAAAGTTTTCAGAAGACGTTTGGCGAGTGAAGGGCTGGGCAGACCAAATGGTCGCACCGAAACGTCGAAAAAGCGCGAACTCTGACAGATTCATCTGGGACGAGGGGAACGCAGAAGATCACTTTCGTTTCGCGGACGCTTACGAACGGGTCGCAGCAGACCTACACAACAGATCTGGTTCATATCTGGGGGCATGATGACAGCTTCACTCACTGATGAATGGTTCAAGCAAACAGCGATCAGATTCCATGATTTGCGCGAGCAGTACGCGAATGAAGACCCATTCGAGCACGTGGTTCTCAACGACTTTTGGCCCAAGGACTTCGCTGAAGATCTTGCGGATGCTCTCGCTGAAAAGCCCACAAACACAGACTCGTGGCACCACTTCGTCAACAGACGAGAGCGAAAGCGAGCGACGAAGCCGGGCAAGGCACTCGTCGGTCAACCAGGGATTGTTCGAGAAGCTCTGTCGGCTCTGAATGACGATCGATTCGTCGCTGCGCTCGCAGATGTGTCCGCCACTCGCGATCTCGTCGCTGATCCCGAGTACGTGGGTGGCGGTGTTCATCGAATCGAGCGAGGAGGGATGCTTGCTGTTCATGTGGACTTCAACAGACACCCTACGACTCGGCTTTTTCGCCGCCTCAATCTTCTGATCTACATGAATCGTGACTGGAAAGAAGAGTGGAACGGCGAGCTTGAACTTTGGGCCAGAGATCGCTCGCGACTCGTGAAGAGTGTTTTTCCGCATGAAAACGTGGCAGTGCTCTTCGACACAGCACGCGACTCGTGGCACGGTCACCCGACACCGCTCGCTTGCCCCCCATCGAGAGCAAGAGTCTCTTTAGCGACCTATTACTATGCACCAGAAGCAGGTTCACAGCGTCGTCGTCAACACTCTACGAGATTCTTGGAGGACGAACGATGAAGCGATCCTCTCTGATGCTGTTTTCAGCCACGAACAGTCAAATGATGAAGGACCCCAATCTTTCGTCTTTGCTGGAGAGAGCGTCTCCAGAAGAGGTAGAGGCGTTCGGTCGCGCTCTGAGATCCGCGTATGTTGCAGGTCAAGATGACAGCGATGCGAGAACGGGGAAGCTCATGGCTCGAATCTTTGGTGGATTCGTGGGCGTCACACCTGGGATCGATGTCAATCGAGAAGACGATTCGGCTACTCCGCGAGAGCGACTGAAAGGCATCGTCTCTCTACTCGCAGGAGCAACTCGAAGAGGTGGTGGATGAGGCTCACTCGTGTCTGAAGATCATGCCGACTGGTTTGATTGACCCGCTGCGAGCAGACACTTCACGCTCGACGCGTGCCACTTCCCCCCCGTTCTCGTTTCGAACCCATGCTTGATCAACGACTCTCCGATTTTTCTGAGTGACAGCCCCTCGCTTCTCAGTCTGAGCGCGAGAGAAATAGCATCGCGCTCCTTTTCATTCTCGATCTCTTTGCCGTCGATCACATCGAAGCCGAATCGAGCATGACCACCAGTGTGCTCTCCCTTCTTTCGTTTTTGCGCGAGTGCTGCTCTTGTCCGTGCTCGAATCAGTTCTCGCTCGTACTGAGCGAACAGATCGAGCATTCCGCGGAGAAGCATGTCTTCTGGTGAGCTTCCGTTTGCCACCCCGTCTGCACAAAGCACTCTGGCACCGTGCCTTTCGACAAGTCGATGCACCATCGCAGCCACATACCCGTCGCGAGCGAGCCGACAACGCTTTGCGACGATCAGCCCCGTTGCTCTCTCGTCTCGAATCTCGTCGATCGCGGCGAGAAGTGCTGGTCGCTTGTCAAGCTCCAAACCCCCTGAAACGCCGTGGTCAACATGCTCTGCGATGATGATTAGGTCGTTCTTTCGACAGTACGACTGAACCATGTCTCTTTGCGCTTCGAGACCCAGCTTTTGATCGTCTGTAGAGACTCGGAAGTATGCGACGACTGGTGTGCTTTCGGTCATTTCGCGCTCTCTCTTGTGATCTTTTCTCTTATACGCGAGTGATAAAACCCGTGCAAGAGTAAAGATTGAAGAGATCGGCTCCGAGCAATAGATAGTCTTCCGAGAATCCTTGTTGCGCGATACCATGCGGCAAACGGAGGGCCGAAATGGCATCGAAGTTCACACCGGCTCAACCGCAAATCGTCTCGATTGGTCGAAAGTCGATCGCAAACACTGATCGCACCGTTCTCAGTGCTGGTGGTTGGCTCAGTGGTCCCCCCCGTGGCGTACAAGATGCGAGAGAGCGTCTTGGCTACTCACAGGCTGCACAGACTTCGAGTCTGTACGAGTCCCCAGAGTCTCACTACTCATTCTACCGATCCTATCGATCTCTCATGCCCTCTCAATATTGGTCGCTGTACAAGAGCAGCCCCGATGTCCGAGTGTGTGTTGACTCGATCGTTCGACGAATCGCAACGCGAGATTGGATCATCAAGCCGACCACTGATCCGCGAGAGACTGACGAGTACAAGCGTCTCTCTGCAAAGTCTGCGGAGGTTGCTCAGTTTCTTCGAGTGCCAAACAAAGACGGTCAGACGTGGCAAGAGTTGATGACCGCGATGGTCACCGACTTGCTTGTGTATGACAGTGGTATTCTTGAAATGGTTGAGGACGGCGAAGGCAATCTCACAGAGGTTGTCTCGTGGCTCGGCAGTGAGTGGTTCGAGGTGATTGACACTCACGGCAATCTGGTTCGATACGATCAGACGCCAGAGAACTCCAACGAGCCTCCAGTCGAGGTTTCGCCAGAAAAAATCTGCGCGTTCAAGCTGTTCACGAACAACCGCTCTACGAACGGTCTCCCGATTTTGGAGTCTGTGATCACTGAGTGTTTGACTGTCCTTCTGTCGAGTGAACACGCGATGTTGGCGCTCGATGCGAACGAGATTCCGCCCGGTCTTCTTGTTCTCGGTGGTGTTGCGGGAGCAGCAGCAGAGCGAGCCCGCGCAGATCTACAGCAGATGAAGGGTCGAGATCACCGAATCCGCGTCGTGACTTCTCCTGAGCCGAACGGAATCGAGGCGAAGTGGGTTGAGCTTCGACACAACATCAAAGATCTGGAAATGCTGAGGGTGATTGACACCATGCGAAAGACCATTTGGCGGGTCTTCGGGGTGTCACCAACGGAGCTTGGCGAGACGATGAACCTCGCTCGCGCTGCTGCTGAAGTTCAGATGGATGTGTCCTCGTCTCACTTGATCTCTCCGATTCTGGAGACGATTCAGGCACGGGTCAACGCTCAGATTCTTCCTCGTCTGCTTGGAGAAGACGCTGGCAAAATCACGTTTGCTTTCGAGCGTGGTGCTGTTGCGTCTGCGAAAGAACGACTGCAAATCGCAGAGCGAAGCGAGATTCTTCTGCGACGTGGAGTGATGACCGTAAACGAGGTTCGAGACGAGCTTGGTCTTCTCCCGATTGAGGGCGGAGATATTGCGACTGTTGAGACAAATCTCGGTCCCGTTCCTCTTGAAACACTTGTGGTTGGAATCGCAGATTCAGATGAGGTTCAATCTGCTCCTCAAACAGAAGATCAGGGCAGTGACGCAAGTTTTGAAGAGCTTTCGAAGCTGGGAGATCTCTCAAAGGCTGTGCAGAAGAACCTTCGAGAGCGGGCCAAGAAGCACAACGAAAAAATGAAGGGTCGAGCAGCATGGCGTCGAACGAACGCGGGAACACTCGCGAAAGTGTTTGATCGTGGAGTGGGTGCATACCACAACAACCCGCAGTCGGTCAGGCCGGGCGTCGCAAGTGCAGAGCAGTGGGGATACGGTCGAGTCGATTCTTTCCTGCATGTGCTCGACAAGGACAAGTTCAGGAAAGGAAAGCACGACACTGACTTGCTCCCGAAGCAGCACCCTCTCTCCAGCAAGGGAGAAGAGCGTGGTGTTGTGAGTCGTGCTCCTTCGTTTGATCGTGCTGATCTGAATACCGCTTGGGGATGGAACGATCGACAAAGAGACAGACTGCTTGGCGATCCCTCAGATTGGCGACGATACGCCCGAGCACATCTTTGGAATGACGGAAGTGGCGACGAGCGTTTCGGGGCGTACAAGTTTCCGATCGCTCGTGTAGTGAAAGCGAACGATGAAGATCCCAAAATCGTGTTTCGCGGTGTCGCGTCTGTCATTGGCGCACTGAATGAAGACGGAAAGCACGAGTCGCTTACGGGTGTCACACTCGAAGAGCAGCGACAAGTCTATGCCCGCGTCGCATCGCTGTACGACGACTTCGGACAAGAGGTTCCCGTCGTTGCTCGACTGGAAGACGACCGCGCTCTGCGAGCGGTCGGGGATGTAGACCCGACAAACTTCCCTGCATCTGGAGACGACAAGGCTGTTTCACTTGCGAACTCTCAGTGGGAGATCTTCGATCACAAGTACGCAAAGAAGCTGAAAGACGAGTATCCAGAGATTTGGAAGAAGGGTGGAAACATTCGAGGCAACTCGCAGTGGAGAAAGCTGCTTCCGATCGTCGAGCGTGGCGGCTCAATGAAGCCGAAGAACGACACCGAGGAAGGTGCCATTCGATTGCGTGAAGCATGGAACGCGCGCCACTTCAAAGATCATCGAATCGCGGGAGTGATTGCGCAGGTAAAATGGCTCGCTGTGGGCTCTCGCGGTGAAGTCTACATGAAGAAGCTGATCGACGAAGAAAAGAAGAAGATCGACGACAAGCGGTCAAAGCATCACCATCACGATCATGATTGCGAAGAACATGGCTGTTTCGGGGGTCGCGAGACTTCGATTCCAGATGCTCGTCAACGATTGAGAGGCATGCACCCCGCTTCTCGGCTGATCGAAATCGAGAGAGCAGCGGCACAGACTTATCTGCCAAGTGAGTGGCAGCCGTCGTCCAAGTTTGCGAGCGTCCGAACTCTCGATCTGTCTTCGCTGGCAGACGAGATCGCTGCATACACAAGGACTGCTGCACGATTGTATGCAGACGCCGCTGGAGACATTGAGTCTTCGATTCGGGCTGCGTATGACGCTTCAGGAAAGCTGAGTGTTCAAAATGCCGCCTCGGTGCAAAGGCAGATTGACGATAGGCTCAATGCTCTGGCGGCAAAGTGGGATGCCATCGGTCGAGAGTATTACCGTTCCGCTGCTCAGAACGGGGCACGCTCGGCAGAGAAGATGTCTGGGACTTCGAGCGTCAGCGCGCTGTCTGTTGATGCGACTGCGGGTGCTTATGCGAACGAAGCGATGTCGTACCTCACAGACCAACAGGGGCTCGTTGGTACGCTCAGAGAGCAGCTTCGCAGACTTGTGAACAACGCAAGCGCGCCGAAGCAAGTGCGAAGCGTAGATCGCGACATCGACGACATCGACAACGACTCAGAGCGATCAGAAGTGCTCGCGACAACCGGCGCGGTATTCGCTGCAAACGCACATCGAGTATCAAACTGGACGGGTAAGCTGGTTGGCTTGGCGAATCGGATGCTCGCAGAAACGCTTGAAAGTGTTGTCTCTATTGGAGACGGCAAAGCGACTGTCTGGTACTACGAGTGGGTGAGTGCTGGCGGTAGATCTTGTCCGATCTGTGCAGAAGAAGGAGTGCAGGGTTTTCGACGGCTCGACAGAATCGGTCGATACCCAGGGGAAGACACATACTGCGGCGCAAACTGCCGATGCGTGCTCGTTCTGTGGACAGAGGACGAGGTTCGAAGTGGGGCGGCAGAGTCACTCTCAACACCGGCTGGAGAGGTCTCGTCAAACCCGATGGAGACCAACTACTTGCCTCCTGGCATGATCTGAACCGACATCGCTCAATCAACCGTATCAGAACCCCATTGGCCTTATCGAGATCTGAATGATACTGTCATCTTCGGACGCCCAGCCAGCAGGCGCAGAACTCGAAATCACGGGAGCGCCAAAAATGCACGTCCGCATCGATCTTCCATCTTGTAGTGGCGAGTCTACACAGCTTCATCTTCGTCAGATTGAATCTGTAGAAGAAAACAAGCGTCGATGGTCCGCCCGTTGTCGAATCCCGATGGCTGGCGTGCTCTCGGTTCGAGATTTGAGCGTTCGAAACGATGCTTCGGTTGTCTCTGCGGACGCACAATGCGAAGACCGCGCATACCACGACGACGACGAAGAAAAGAAGAAGCGTTCCGACGAAATGGTCCTCGAAGGGATCGCAAGCTCGTCCTCGACGGACTGGCACGGAACCTCGATGTCTTTGTCTGCTTTGCAGCGTATGGCAGATCAGTTTCGATCTGGAGTGCCCTACGTCGCGACGCATCATGATGCAGAGTGGATGCACATGCTCGGGCGCACGTTCGACGCAGAGGTCGTCTCCAGTCAGGCTGCGCGAGCAGCATACGGAGAGGATGTCGGATACGAGCTGAAGGTTCGAACGACTCTGTTCATGGACGACGAGCGTTCGAAGAAGCTTCTGCGACACTTGCAGCGTGGTGTTCCTGTTGGTTGGAGCATCGGTGGCTGGTTCACGGAAATGGAAATCGTGACCAACGATCAGGACGAAGTGGAAGCGATGATTGTTCGAGAGGTTGAGCTTGATCACCTCGCGACAACTCGCACTCCATCAAACCCAGACTCTTTCGTTGCGAGCATCGTGGGTGATACCGGGGAAGCACTGCGCGCAGCACTTACTGGGGATGAGGTCAGTCGCAGTGCGTCTCCGGATTCCTCTAAGGTTTGGCGAGCCACAAGAGCATCAGGTCAAGTGCATGTTTCACTTCTCGATTCGGAGACTGGCAAGATGGATTCAGAAACCGATGATCGTGCGACTGTGGGAATCGAAGCGCCAGAAGGTCATCACTGGATGGACTATGAAGACGGTCCAGTCTTGATGCCTGGAGAAGACACCGATCATGAGGGCGCAACCGACGTTTATGAGTTCGAGGTGGTCGAAAAGCATGATCCTGAACGCATGAATGAAGACACCGAGTATAGGTCGGATGATTGCGCGGAGACTCGTGAAGCGTCTGATTTTCAAGATCTGCCGGTAGCTGATGCTGGTACTCAGTGGGACTGGAGTACGGATGTCGCAAACGAGATTCTGTACTCGGAAGATCACAGCGAAGAAGATCCAAACTGGGTGATGTTCAAGAAGGCTCACTTGTGGGTTGACCCCGACAAAGATGAAACGCGCGAAGGCTACAAGCTGCCAATCGCGATGATGATGGACGGTGAGCTTAAAGTCGTTCCGCGTGCAGTCATCGCAGCGGTCGCGGCACTGAATGGTGCTCGTGGCGGTGTCGATATTCCAGAGTCAGACCGAAAAGAGGTCTACGACTTGATCGTCAAATACTACGCATCGTGGGGCGACGACGATCCTCCAGATTTGATGGCATACGACGACATGGAGTCAGAGAAGCGGTCAGTCATGAGCTACCACTCTCTCCCTCTCGAAGAGTCAGCGTCGCTGAACTGGGGTCGCGCAGCAGCCGACGAGGTTCTTGGCGCAGAACAAGACTGGCAGCGATTCCAGCTTGCACATCTCGTCTACGACGCGTCTCGTCCAAACGAGCGAGAATCATACAAATACCCATTTGCCCGCATGTTCGATGGCGAGCTTCGCGCAGTGTTGGAGACGATTCGATCGCTTCTCGACGCACTGAACGCAGGAGAGCTGGAGCTTGGTGAACCAGACCGAGCGAAAGCCCTCGAACATCTATCGCAGTATACAAGCGGCATCGACGATGCCGAACTGTATCGTGAGTCCCTTGACAGTCGATCTCGACTGTGTTCCAGTGCCAATGAAGGGATCGACGCTCGACGAAGCGCAACCCCGGCACAATCCACAACACCCCATGCCGAGGATGCAGCCATGTCCGACACCCCTGTCGAACTCCCTGTTGCAGCGCCCGAAGCGTCGCAGAGCGATCGTCTCGACCGGATCGAGACCTTGCTGCTGCGCACGGTTGAGGCGATTAGCAACCCCACCGCAAGCGTCGAATCGACGCCCGAACCCCAGCCTGCCGTCGAGCAGATCGATCCCGAGGTTACCGAGCTTCGCTCTCGCCTCGCTGCCGCTGAGCAGAAAATCGTTCAACTCGCACAGCAGCCGCAGCGTCGCGGTCGTCCCCACGTCGCTCATGCCGTGCTTGGTGCTCCCAGCACTGCCTTCGACGGCTTTGTTCGTAGTGCTGAAAAGCATCTTCCGAGCAACAGTGCCCTCGTCGCTGTTTGCCGCGAGCAGGCTCCGCGTCGCTCCGCAGAGCGCGATGCTCTCCCCACTCGCCAGTCTCTCGAAGCTGATCTTCGTGCAGTCCTGCACGCAGCGATGGCAGACGGTGTGATCACCAACCCCGACGCTCGCGCCGCTTGGCGCTAAGGAGACCTACGATGGCAAACCCAACTTGGGCAGCACTCGACGGACAGCGACGCGAGGCGTTTCAGCGTGCAGTCAACGTGTCGAACGCTGGTTCGTACCTGATCCAGAACTACACAAACCGCATCATCGAGCAGCTTTCGGTTCGCGAGTTTGGTGCTCTCGGAACTATGGACCGCCGACCCGGTCAGGGCTCGCAGGCCATGGTCAACCGACGCACCGGCGCGACGATGAACGCAGCGAACGTGTGGGTGTCGGACACTGTGGCTCTTACTGAGTCCACTGGTTCCTACGATCAGGCGACCTTCACCTACATGACTCTCGCCACTCGTGGCAAGGTCACTCGGAAGATGCGCGCTCGCGGTCGTTCGTACCTCGACATTCTCGCGGACGAAATGACCCACAAGCTCGACGACTTCAACAACTCGCTGGAAAGCGCGATCTTCACTGGCGACTCGGGTGCCATCTCGACTCAGATGGACGGTCTGCTCACGCAGATCAACGCCGTCTCGACTCAGGTGATCGCGAACACCAACGCAACTGTTGGCGACTCGCTCACCTTGTCGAAGCTCGATGAAGCAATCGACGCTGTTCGTGGAGCAGGCAATCGTTCAGATCTTGCGATCTACGCATCGTTCCTCGGCGCCCGCAAGCTGAACGCTGCACTTCAGGCTGATCAGCAGTTCTCCAACATGGTTGAAGTGGCTGCTGGCTTCCGCGTGCGGACCTACGATGGCATCCCGATCATCGTTTCGACTGGTCTCGGTGACGACCTCGGTTGGAGCGGTAGCGCGCTGGACAAGCTCGCTGGCGAGACCACCGAGCCGACCACTTCGCTCGTGATCGTCAACAAGCGCCACGCATGGCTGGAGGAGCTTACGCCCACCACCATGATGCCGCTTGCTCGCGACGACAGCCAGTTCGAGCAGTTCGACATCTTCTGGGATGGCGCTTGCGTGCTGGGCAACACCAGCGGTGCAGCAATCCTTGGCGGAATCTCGATCTCCTGATCGTCTCGCGCACACTGCGCGGTCGTTCTTTACGCGCCGACGGCATGTTCGTCGGCGCGTTTGTGCGTCTGGACTAAAAAGATTTCCGATGATACAGTTCGCATCGGAGGTCAGATGGGTATCCAGACCGAGGTTCCTGAGCGTGGCACTTACGAGCACGTTTTGATTCGCAAGGATCGCGACGCAAGTGTCGAGCGCGGTGTTCCCATGCGGTTCGTTTGCTACGGCGAAAACACCGTATCTCGCAGCGTAGAGTGGCAAGGGAATCGTGTACACACGATTTTTCTTCGAGACCATGTTTCTGCGAAACGCGCATGGCGAAAAGGGTGGATCGACATCACTGATCCATGGTTTGCGATGCTCGACGATCAGATCTGTGAGCCGACGAGCATTCCACAGCAGGCAATCTTTGAGGCTCTTGACGACAAAGAGTGGAAGTCGAAAGCTGAGATCGTGAAGCAGGCTCAGATCAAGGACAGTGAGTGGCGAACAGCCATTCGCACTCTGATCGAAAAAGATCTTGTGAAGGTCACGGGTGCGACGAATCGAAGCTACCGATACCGTAGAACGGATGTGATCGATGGCTGATCTCACGACGCAAGCGAAGTGCAAGCGAGCACTTGGAATCCCATCTGCTCTGACCATGCACGACGACTATCTGGACACTCTGATTGAAGTCGCAGACGCACAGGTCGTCGGGTACTGCGGCGTGGCTGGATTCACTTCGAGCACCGTCACTGCGGAAGCATACGACATCGAAATGACCTCTCAATCAGAGGTTGTTCTTCGGAACTTCCCCGTTTCTGCTGTTTCTGCTGTAGTTTCCGCGGGGACGACTCTGAACGAAAACGCATGGTATTTCGACAGCAATACGGGAACGATTCGTCTGGTCTCGTTGGGTGGCTTCTTTCCGCAGGGAAATCAAACAGTCAAAGTGTCTTACACATACGGCTTTTCTACAATCCCCAGCGACCTCTCACACGCTGCAACGATTGTGGTGTGTGGACTATTCAACCGCACGAGACATGCTGGTCTCGCGACGGAAGCTGCTGCTGGATACCGATACAGAGTTGAAGATCAAGGGATTCCAAGAGCAGCAGAGGCGATTCTGTCTCGATACAGACGACTCATTCCACGAGGGAGTCAACCATGATGTACGAACGCTTCGTAGCCAGCGGCGATCCTACTGGCACTACAATGAAAGTTCGACTCCCTGAACGATACGCAAAAGCAAATCGTGATGGAGATCGATGGATCGTTCAAGCTCTCAATGCCGGCGAAGCAAGTCGATTGAAGCGAGAAGACTGGCGAGTCATGATCGCGGTCGCAGAACCCGCTGAAACCATTCCCTCCTTCGACGTTCTTCTAAGTACGGTCTCTGCTCTGGAGACAGCACTCGCGTCTGGAATCTTCGACGCGTTTTTGCACGAGCTTCGTGAGGAAGAGACATTCAACAAGAACCGAAGAACTGCACTCGCAGCGATCGATGAACGAATCGAAACGGTTGATGGTTGATGCGCGCTCTGATTACAGGCGGCGCGGGCTTCATCGGAACGAGACTCGTGACATGGCTGCACGATCGCGCCGACGAGATCTTCGTATACGACTCTCGTGAGAAGCCTGCGACTGGCTGGGGTACGTGCGTGAATCTTCTCGGTCATGATCGTGTGCTTCTTGGCCATGTTCAAGACATGCAGAGAATGTCTGACTTGGTTCAGCGAATCAGGCCCGACGTGGTTCTTCATCTTGCCGCTCAGTCGCACGTCGATGCTTCGATTAAGTCACCAACAGAAACGATTGAGGCGAATGTACTTGGAACTCACGTCGTTGCGATGGTTTGTGCAAGATGGAAAGTGCCTCTCGTGTACTGCTCGACGGACGAGGTGTACGGCGACGCTCTCGGGTGTGAAAGAGCATCGCGCGAATATGACCCGCTCGAACCTTCCAGCCCCTACAGTGCGTCCAAAGCGTCAGGTGAGTTGTTGGTTCGTGCGATCTCGAGAACTTTTGGACTCGACTTCGCAATCACACGAGGAACGAACGCGTTTGGTCCCGGTCAGTATCCCGAGAAGCTGATTCCTATCGCTTGCCGAATGCTGCATAGCGGAGAGCGAGTGCAGCTTCATGGCGGCGGTTTTCAGATTCGACAATGGGTACACGTTGACGAGTTCGCAGAGTGTCTCGCGCTCGTGGCGCAGCGACTCGTCGAGAGAGATGAAGACGTGATCGGGCAGACGTTCAATATCGCAGGACCCGAACGAATCAGTGTGATTGGACTTGTAGAAATGCTCGCGAAGCGAATGGGTGTGTCAGTCGATGACGCCCACGAAGCTACTGCCGATCGGCCGGGTGGAGATGCAGAGTACTATGTTGATGGATCTCGGGCACGAGACGTTCTCGGTTTCCAAGCTAAACGAGTAATCACGCACGATAACGAGCTTGAACTCTTGATTTCCGAATACGCATCTGTCGGATGCTTTCACGCGACAGTGTATGGAGGTGCAGCATGAGAAACGGTATCAGCGGTGTCGGGGTGGTGCTCGAAGCCTCAAATCTTCAGCCTTCTGATTGGAGCGCGATGCACAGGCTTGATGCTGTGATTTCTGCTCCCTTCCCTGCTCGCTACGATCAGGACATCTTCTGCTTGGTGTTTCAGTCCGAAGATGATGCAGAGGACGCAGATACCATTCGAACTGCTGATGCATTACGAATCGTCTTCATCGGCAAGCCGGGAAAGAAAACACTCGCTGCGTTGATCGCGCGACACGAACCATCTGGTCTCGTGAAAGCGTTTGTGGTTGATACGACGGTTTTCTGTTTTCGTGTGTACTGGAAAGATTGGCAGCCGCCTTTGATTGAGAAGTCTCCTAACTTTGAGACCCGAGCGATGAAGTGCGTGACAGAGACACACGCTCAGAAACGCTCTCAGAAGCGCGCTCAGTCTTCGCGAGCGAAGAAGACGCGCAACGTGTCAGACAACAGCACGACAAGCAGCACAGACGCAGACAGACGCGCTACCGATGCTGCTGGGGATGAATAGATGCACGCTTCGATTTGCGCATGGGTCACACAGCTTCGACGAAAGTACCCGAAGCACTTTGATGTCGGCTGTAGAGTGCTCGAATACGGATCACGAGATGTGAACGGAAGCGTTCGACCATATTTCATGGCTCCGAAAGAGTACGTCGGGATCGACTGCTACGCTGGCCCGTGCGTTGACGTGGTTGGGGTTGCTCACGAGTATGAGCCGAAAAAGGCGAACTTCGATGTCGTGATCACGACGGAAATGCTGGAGCACGACCCGCACTGGAAGCTCACGCTGGAACATGCTGCGCGTATGCTTCGATCTGGTGGTCTTCTGATCTTGACCTGCGCGGCACCCAAGCGACCCCCACACAACCACTCAGACAGCCCGACTCCCGGGTACTATGAGAACCGTACACCGGCTGAAGTAGTTGACGAGCTTTCCAAGCACTGCAAATGGAAAGAACTCGACGCATGGCTGGAGCGAGCAGACTTGGATCTGCACTGCGTAGGAATCAAGAAGTGAGCACCGTTACCTCGATGGCGACGAGATACTGGACCTTCTATCGAAGGACCGCGTTCGTCGTAGACAGCACGACTCTCGCCGCCACAATCGCGGTGTCGAGAAACCTTGACTCGGCTGCTCACATCGACTTGGTGGTCACACTCGATACTGGTGGAAGCATCAACGCAACGATCACGATCGTCGGGACAGACTCAGCGGGAAGCTCTACAACAGAGGCGATTGCCTTCACGGGAGCCGGTGCGCGTTCATCTACGAAAAGATGGTCGAGCATCACAGAGTTGCAGGTCTCGGGAAGCTACACTGGGGCGACGATTAAAGCACGCGCCGCAAGTGCAGACGGAACAGCAAACCTGATTCGATACGTCGCCGCGTCGAGCAGACCAATCGCCTTTGCGTTTGCAGGAGCAGCGAAGTACCCAGCACTGAATCAGGGGTCCCACGAGCTTGATCAGGGCACAGTTTTGATTGACTATGAAGAAGTCTGGACGCCCAGAGTCGGGGACATCGCGATCGACGATCAGAACAACGAAGAGTGGGAGATTCGCGGGGTGAGACAGCAAATCTTGGGCTTCGGGGTTCGACCACACCACTACCGGCTACATGCAACGATACTGGACTCGTAATACACACTACGCCGCAGAAACCTTGGAGGTTCAATGGCTACACAGTGGAAGCGTGACGAAACGAACAGCACGCTGATCATCATTCCCACGATGGGCAACCCGTCTCTCATCTTGCCCGCAGTACAGCGGGTGGTGATGCACAGCGGGTCTGAGTCTTTTCATCTTTGCATCGTTGCGAACCCACAGTGGGAGCATCGAGACGCAGTTGCCGCTGCCGAGCGTCAATGTCGGGTGATTGTCGAGGCGACAAACGCGCTTCGAGAAAACAAGATTCACCTGACTTGGGAGCAGATGCCGGGACCTGCTGGATGGGTTGGCGCTGTTAATCAGGGTGTAGAGGTTGTCTCACAGCGCACAGGTCTTCCAGAGCACATCGTTGTCATGAACGACGATCTTCTGGTGACTGCTGGCTGGACTGATCGACTTCGTGCTGCGTTCGAGACTGAAAATGTCCATCTTCGAATCGAGCTTGTGACGCATGGGCAGCGGTATCTCGAAGGAGACGGGCACAGCGCGAAGGCATACGGCAAGATCGGAATGGTTGGTCCGGTGAGCGCGAATGTCGCTGGTGCTCAGAATCTTCAGCCCCCGTCTGCACGCGTTCCATCCGGTGCTCTTTTCGAGATTGACCCAGCGCAAGCTCTCGATGACTTCGCGGTTCAGAACGCTGATCAGAACGATGGTGTCGTGCTTTCCGCAGACTTCTTGTCTGGCTTCTGCACCATGTATACGCGGGACTGCTTCATCGCGCTTTGCGAGGACAGCGATGACGGGCTTCTGCTCGACCCGACATACCGAATCGGTGGTTTTGACGACAACGATGTCAGTGCCCGAGCCAGCATCCTTGGCTATCGGTTGGGAATCGCGGTCGACTGCTACGTGCATCATCTTGGACATCGCACCTTGGACAAGGTGTATCCATCGCAAGCGCGAGGATTGGCGAACGCGCCACACTTCCTGAAGAAGTGGATGCCTCGAACCAAGCGAGATCAGCGACTCGTCGCCGTCTATCGAGTGGGCTTCTCTACATCGTGGGACATCACTATGTTCCGCACTTCACTCGAACGCACTGCCGAGCTTGTCGATGGCATCGCGGTTCTCGTGACCAACAATCCTAACGACATTCATCGTCATTCGTCGTTTCGGCTGGGCGAGCTTGGCCCTGATGAAGCAGAGCTTGTTGCGTCTACTGGACCAGACTACCCCGACAAAAAGAGTCCGATCGAAAAGTGGCTCAAAACGGTCGTGGACACAGAGAAGGTCGATCTCGCAGTAGAGTTTCGAGACTCTGAAAAGCATGAGTGGAACGAACGAGACGAGCGAAACCAAGCAATCGAGCTTGCCGAGAGTCTGAGTCCAGACTGGATGATCTCGATCGATCATGACGAAATCGTGGAAGATCGTGTCACTCGCGAAAGTCTCGCTCGACTGATGCGTCACCCAAACCCACTCGTTCAGTCATACGACATCGGGTTTTTGACTCACTGGGACACTCCGCGTCTTCACCGCACAGATCGACCATACGCAAACGGCTACTCGTCGAATATGCGCGGTTTTCGTATGTGGCGATTCAACGCTGCTTCTCCCGCACGAATCCAGACCGGTACTCGAAAGGGTCTGCACTGCGGGAACGTCCCGCCGTTCAGTGAAACGTCGCAGCGAGTATCGGGCATCCGTATGCGTCACTTCGGCTACTTGCGAGGCAGTGATCGTCTGCGGAAGTTCAAACGATACGCGGCTTGGATGGACCCGAATCCAAACGATCGACTGACTGGTGGTGGATACGGGCATATTCTCTGTGAAGAGGGCATGGAGATCAACGCGTACAGCCCGCGAAACGGAATCGTCTTCTCGATGCTCATGCACTCGGGCGAGCGTTCGTGGGATCTGTACCGTCACTTGGATACTCTGTACGGTCTCGTAGACAAGATCATTCTCGTGTGGACTGACTCTGCTGAGATCCCTGATGACATTCGCACAATCGCAGACGCGTTTGAGTGCAAGTGGGTGCATTCTCCATTCGAGGAGTCTTCGTCTCTCGCGAAGTGTCGAAACGCAGCGATTGATCTTGCTCACGAAGAGGGTGTTCAGTCTCTACGGTGGATGCTCACTTTCGATCCAGACGAGCATCTGGCTGCACCCGTCAATGATGTGATCGCACTGCGTCGAATGGCCGAAGTGACAGACTCGCTTGGTTGGATGATGCAGTTTCGCAATCACCGATCAGACGGTCAGTTCAATATGTCTGAGACTGTTCGGATGTTCACGCTCGATGATCAACGAGTCATGCGGTATTCGGGCAGAGTTCACGAACGACTTGAAGACGCGATGAAGGAGCTTGGGTCTCGCGGGATTCACCCGAAGATTCGATACTCTCCCTTCATCATCAACCACTATGGTCTCGCGAAAAGCGACCAGCAGATGCAGGATAAGCTGGAGAGGTACACGACTCTTCTTCATGCTGCGATCAAGGAAAACCCATACGAGTGCGGTCACTGGACATCACTCGGGCTTCAATACGCAAATGACGGCGAAGCCCAGAAGTTCGAAGAGTGTATGCGGATCGCTCGCGAGTGCAGCGGAAGTGCGTATCTTCCGTGGAAAGTCAGCGGTCAACATGCGCTCCGTCAAGCACGCAAGTATTTTGAGCACTGCGTTCAATCACTTGTCCCAAGTCATCCATACGCACGCGATCTGACTCGCATTGTCGAGTGGCTTCGCGAGAACGCTCCGGACATGCCTGTTTCTGGTCACGCTCGAACCGGTGCTGCCTCTCCACCAAAAATCGACCTCGACGAGCTTCTGGATCGATACAACAATGGAAGTGAGCAGGAGTAGTGTCATGGAAGTTGAGATCAGATTCCCAGAAATGGGGACAACGCTGAAGGACATCGACAAGTTCGGCAGCAAGAAGGCATCAAAGGCAAAGAAGAAGGCACTCCAGAACGCTGGAGCAGTCTTGAAGATTGCGATCCAACAACATCTGAGCTTGACTACCTACACGCTCGCAGATCTCGAACGTATGGACCACCCATATGCGAAGCGACACGGATCAATCAAAGTTCATCCATCTCGACCGTTTGTGGTTCATCAAAGAAGCACGAAAATGCGCAACTCCGTCACGAGTGAGTCGAAGTGGCGAGCAGGCGGGTACGGCGGTGGAGGTGGGTGGGGGCAGCTTGTCGGACTTGACTACGGAAAGGAAAAATACTTCAAGTACGTGATCGAAGGAACCAACAAGATGCTTCCTCGAAACACTGTTTTCATGGTGAGTCAGCTTAAAAGTGTTCGCAAGGGCATGATGATGGCTGTTGTTCAAACGCTCGGTCGTCAGCTTCGCACCAAAGCAACTGTGAGATTCAAATAATGCCTGCCGCAAGTCTCGCAGACGCGAAGTTTCTGATTCGTGATGTTCTACTCAATGACAGCGATGTTTCTGCCATTGTTGGTGGTCGCGTATTCGGTGCTCATCTTCAAGATCCTGATGCACGAACAGTCGAGTACCCGATCGTGATTTTGGATCTTCGATCTGGAGTCGCCTCTACTTCAAGTGTTTCACGAGCAACGCTCGATCTGTGGGCATACTCGCGGAAGAGTGGTGGAGACGCGTTGCGACTCTACGATGCTTGTCAAAAGGCGCTTCAGCAGGAGCTTCTTCGTCGAGAAGGGATCGCAGTTGCCGGTTACGTGGTTGAGCAGAACAGACCCAATGAAGGCTGGAATGACAACGTGCGCGCCTACTACGCGCAGGGTGATTTCACCGTTCGCACTGTCAACAGGTGAAAAATGCGTAGTCAAGACTGGTCGAACAGCGCCTCGAAACCCACATCCAGACCTCGATCTCGTGTTTTGATTCGATGTCGTACTTGTGATGAGCTTGTCGAGGTGACTCCCAGCATTTCTGCTGAAACATTCGCAGAAGCGCAACGAGAAGGAAAGCGTGTAGCGGATTGCTCACGAGTCGTTTCCGCTCGATGTTCATGCGGAGAGATTTCGTCAACCAGAGGGGCTCTCTGATGCACGCTCATTTCGCAAACTGTCATGGTGAATGGATCATCGTCGCAACCATTTTCACTCATTGTGCTGTGATGGTCAGTTGGCTGCGTTGCCGATTCGTTTCGTCGGAAGGTGATTCGTGAGTGTTGAGGATAAGCCCGAAGATCGGCTCACTCAGATGGAGCGCGTTGTTGCAGAGCAAGAGCAAGCGATCCATATGATTTTTGCTACAGTTCAAGCGATGCGTCGTGGAGATGCAGAGCAGACGCCTCAGCAGGACCGTGCCCCAATGCGGGACGAGATCTGGTCTTGCTCAAACTGCTCTGCTCGTCTCGGGCTCTACAACAAAGAACGAGAAGAAATGCGCGTTCGATACAAGGACTTTCTCGTTTACGTGAAGCCCGGTGTGGGTGGAGTGCTTCGCGTCCCGTGTAGACGTTGCGGAGAAGAGAACATTCTGAATAGTACAGACTGACTCTCTGCTGATCGACGCGTACTGGCGAATGTTCCTCACTCGTGGTAGAACAGAGTCCAGCACGACGCCATACGAAGGCGCACGCGATCTCCATCTACGAACCTCTCGGAGCACGCGATGCCGTTCAACGTACCTACCGTCACCACAAGCGACATTTCCTTCGGCCCAGCGGTCGTCTATCTCGGAGCAGCAGGCGCGACTCCGAGTGTTGATGTCGGGGCAATCACCGAGGATGGGGTCTCTGTCGAGATCACCAGTGAAAAGCGATACATCGCTCAGGGCAACCCTCGGATCAACTACTACAACTTCACTCAGGCTCAGTCCGTCATGGTCGGCTTCACGTCGATCGAATGGGACTTCGAGAACTTTGTGAAGGCACTCGGAGCAGGTGTCACCACCGGCAGTGGTGCAAGCCCCGACACTTTCTCGTTTGGCGGTGACCCGCTGGTCGATGAGGTTGCGATTCATGTTCAGCACTACATGGCGAGCAGTGGAAACACTCTCAACGTGTACGTGTGGAAGGCAACAAGTGAGCAGGGTCTCACGATGCCATTCGGTCAAGATGAGCACCAGTTCGAGTTCAAGTTCACCGCGCTTGCGTCGAACACTGAATGGAACGGTGGTGCTACCGCTGCGTCCACACGCCTGATCAAGCTGTCTCGCGAAGCGTGATCTATAGTGTCGCTCACAGTGCGAGATTCGCGCTGTGAGCGATTCTGATCGCTGCACTGACGAATGATGCACGCTCGACGCTTGCGCTCACACAGCGAGCGGCGAGCGTCGCTTCTGCGCGTCTGCGGTATGTCGCTGGACTACATGCTCGGCAAACGCTACACTGCGACAACGCCCTGGAGGTGAAATGTCTGAAGTGTCTCAGCCCGATCAAGAGCCTACTGTTCCAGTCGATTTTCTCGACAACCTCGAAAAGCTGCTTTCAAAGCTGGTTCCACCGTCAAGCGTGACCGTGACGAAGTGCGATGGCACCGAAATCACGCTCCCTGGTGCAATCCCAGCACGACGACAGGTCGAGGTCTTCCGTTTGATGCGAGATCTCTCGGAGCAACCTGTTGTGAAACAAGCTCTCGCTGGTGCGGGCACCGGAGCAGCAGCGAGCATCGTTGACGCAATCCTTCTGTTGGCGATCGACATCGAAGTGGCAGAGTCGCTCGGAAAGATCTTCGACGTTGCATACCCAGGGGTTTTGATCGACGAAGACGGCAACAGTCCAGAATCGATCGACGTAATGCCGATTGAGGAGATTGTGGTTGCCCTCGTCCCTTTTTCGGAGAGGTTCATTCGCAGGGTGGGGGGCGGGTTGTCCGTCCTCGCAGCGAGCGCGATGGACCTCAACGAGTAGAGATCGAAGACATCGAACGCGCGCTCGGGATGCTTTTTTCGAGCGGTTGGCGACTCGACGATGTTCTCGATCTTTCGTGGACTCAGATCACCGTCGTGGTCTCGTGCGTGTTGTCGTACAAGGTGGAGCAGGCGAATATCGTCACTGACGCTGTGACCACTGCTCTCGGCGGCAAAGTCGAGAAGAAAGGCTCGAAGCGAAAGCGCCCGAATCGAGCCAAGCAGCAGGAATCAAAAGACCGAGCCGTTCTCGCTCACTTTGCGAATCACGGATTCGACGTGGGTGTCTAATCCGATCCAGTCGAGACTTCACGAGTCTCGTTGGATAGAGTGTGAGAGCACTCGAACGGAGACGGACAATGGCCGATTCCACCATAGCCAAGCTGTTCGTCGAGCTTGGATTCAAGGACAAGGACTTCAAGAGGGGTCTGAAGAGCACGAAGTCCGGCTTGAAGAACATGGAGAAAGTCGGTCAACAGATCTCAGGGATCTTTGGCGGAATCGTCGTTCGCGCGTTCAAGGCTGCGACAGCTTCGATCACTGCTCTGGGCGCGGCGAGTGCTGTTGTTGGCGCGAAGTTCGAGCAGGAGATCACGACCGTTGCGGCTGTTTCTGGTGCGACCGCTGCCGATCTTGAAAGACTGACGAATACAGCGAGAGACTTCGGTTCGACAACCACGTACTCAGCGACACAGGCTGCGACCGCTATGCAGTCACTTGCTCGCGCGGGTATGGAAACGAACGAGATCATCACAGCTACTGGACCTGCACTGAACCTCGCTGGTGCATCCGGCGAAAGCATGTCTCTTGCTACTGAATCGCTCGCAGCGACGATGGCCCAGTTTTCACTCGACGCATCAGAAGCAGGTCGAGTCAGTGACGTGTTCGCAGAGGCTTTGCGTTCCTCTCTCTTCAATCTCGGTTCTCTCCGAGAGGCGATGAAGTACGCAGGTACCGTTGGTGCCGGCTTCAACATGACACTGGAAGAAACAGTCGCAGCGGTCGCTCAGTTCCGAGATCTTGGTCTCGAAGGCAGCATGGCTGGTACGCAGTTGCGAATGGCGATGTCTTCCGCGGCACGAGGAACGGAACGAAGCAAAGAGGCACTGAAGAAGCTCGGGCTGGTACAGGCACAGATCAACCCGACAATGAACACATTTTCAGAGATTCTAAAGACCGTCGGTGACGCCGGAATCCAAGCCGACGATGCGATCGCAATCTTCGGATCACGCGCTGGCTCGAACATGGCACTGCTCGCAAAGCAGTTCGCAGCAGGCGGCGAGAAGTACAACGAGTTGCTTTCTAAGTTGGAGACATCAACGGGCACTGCACAGCAGATGTTCGAGGAAATGACGGATACAGTGAGAGGTCAGTTCACGATCGCAAGAAGCGCGATGGAAGAGCTATTGATCTCCCTCTTCGACTCGTACAAAGGCCCACTCAAAGACGCTCTCAGTGCGGTTGCCGAGGTGATTCAAGACATCGCAACCGAGTTCAAACGATCAAGCGATCAAATCGCAGGTACAGCCGAAAGTGTTTTCGGCAGCTTCGCGAGAGACATTCGAGCGAACAGCGAAGAAATCGCGAAGCAGTTTGTCTCCATCATTGAGTTTGTGACCACTCTGATCGGAATGTTCGCGAGTCTTCGACCGATCGCGAAAGAGCTTTTCCTGATCATGACTGCGGTGTTTGCAGTCGGTCAAATCATCGTGTTCATGGCTGTTCTGGGACAGGCAGTTCTTGGCTTTCATTTGCTCAAAGCCGCAATAATCTCAACCGCAGCGACACTCACAGCGACAACAGGTGGGCTTTACGCGCTTGTGGTTGCGGTTGGAATTCTAATCACAACCGTCGGGGTGCTGACTGTCAAATACTCTTCTGCTGGTGCGGCGGCAGAGAGGCTGTCGAAAGCACAGGCGGAAATAGACAAGCAAAGAGCGAAAGAAGACGCTCTTGCGATGGAGGGTGCACAAAACGCTCAGACCATCACCGCAGAGCTAATGCGGCAGAAAGAGCTGGAGTTGAAGTCTCAGAATACTCTTACTGAGTCGTACTCTCGACAGTTGAAAATGCTCCAGAAGCTCAGTGCAGAGCAGCTTCGACAGAAAGAGCTTTCTGGTGAAGTCGTTCGAGTCAATCAAGATGGGCAGGAGGTCTTCAAGACTACCGCGATGCTCGTCGAAGAGGCTTCGAACGCGTCTCTCGGAAGCGCAGACGCGGCAGAACAGCTTTCCGGAGCGATTCGGAATCTGCAACAGAGTTTCGCAGACAACTCAGCAGAGCTGGAAGCGGGTCACGCAGAGATTGACAAGTACGAAGAGGTGTTGGAGGCAACAGGCGGATCAGTCAAACTTGCCGGCGTAGAGTTGAAGTCATTTGGTGGTTCAGTCGAGAAAGCCACCAAGCAGATGGCGTTTCTCGGTGAGAAAAATCAGGTTCTCACAAAGACCTTTGAAGGGCTCGAAAAGAACATCAAGGAGACCCAACATTCTTTGGCGAGAGGAGAGGTTTCAAAGGCGTTGTTCGTCGAGGGAGAGAATGCAGAAGAGGCAGCGAAAAAGCTGAAGGAGTACCAAAAGGCACTGGATGCTGCTCGAAAGGCTCGGAAAGATCTCGTAGATCAGATGTCGGAGGACTTCACTGCTACCTTCGAAACGGAAACACAAGCTCGTAGACGCGCACTGGACGAGCAGGTTGCTCTAATCGAGGAGACTTTCGCAAAAGAGATCGCTCTGGTCTCGAAAAACAAGGCTCTTGTTGAGACACTGGAGCGCCTGAAGCAAGACACGATTCTTCAAGCGAGAATCGTTGCCGGGCACGAGCAGCGAGACGAGACGCAATCTCAGGTAGACCAGCTTCTCGATATTCGCAGACATGAAGGTCTGTCTGAAAGCATGATGCGGGCAAAGAACCGCCAGTCCCAACTTGAAGAAATGAAAGCCGCGTTCGTGATTGAAGCTGGACTTCATCAAGAGGGTTCTGCTGAAAGACAGGCGGTTCTGGTTCGCGAGCAAGAGGCTCTTTCTGTCCTTCGAAACCAGTTTCGCGCAGAAGATCTACGAATCGCGTCTGCGACAGCGAAAGAGACAGCGGAAGTAGTCGCAGGGATCGAGAAGCAGGTCACGCTCGAAAACGGTCACGAGTTGACCCGAATCAACATGGAGCTTGCAGACGCGAAGAAGTCGATTTCGAAAGGGTCAGCGGACGAGCTTGCTCGTGTAGACGAGATTTATGCTGATCGAGCGAAGAAGGTTGGTCAGCGAATCAAGGAAGATGCGAAGGCGATTACGGACTCGCGATACGCAGAGCAGCTTGCGTTGACGAGAGAGAAGGAAGAAGCACTCGCGAAGATTCCTGAAGAGTTTGGAGAAGAAAGACTCGCGGTATCGCAATTCTACGACCAGCAGATGCTCGCGCTGAAGGCACAACAGAAAGAGGAGATGGAAGAACCGCCAGAACCGACAAAGTTTGAAGCGGCGATGAAGAAGATTGGGGAGGTCGGCAAGAAGACCTTCAAGGGCATCGCCAAGTCGGTCGAAGTGATGAAAAAAGCCGTGGACAGCGCCATGGCAGGATTCGGCAAGCTCAGAGGTGGCTTCGAAACACTAACGGGCATGAACGTCGATCTCATGGGTGCTGTCACTGATGTGAACAGTTCAATGGAGAAGCGTCAGGAGCTTTCGGCACAGTTGGCCGCAGGAGAGATCTCGCAGGAGGACTACAACGCGCAGATGGCTGATCTTCCGTCTTCTGCCAGCGAGGCAGCGACATCGTATGTCACTGAAATGGTCGAAGGCGCGGCTCAGATGGTCGAAACGCTTGTCGAGGTTGTCCCTGTAGTTGTGGACGCGTTCGTCGAAGCCTTGCCGGGTCTGGTGCAGAAGGTTGTCAACGCTGTACCCGTCCTCTTCGACGCGCTGATCACCGCACTTCCCGTAATCATGGAAGCAGTGGGTAATGCTGTTCCGCATCTGATCAACACGTTCGCAGAAAAGCTCCCGCTGCTGATCCAAGCCTTCGTTGACTCACTGCCAGATCTCGTCTCGAAGATCGCCGCTGCTCTACCGACACTGATCACCGCGCTCGCAGACGGTATCGGTCAGCTTGTCTCGATGCTTCCGCAGTTCATCGACGCGTTCCTGTCCGAGCTTCCAAGAATCATCACCGCTCTGTTCGACGCGCTGGACACGATCATTCTTGCGATAGTCGCTGCTTTGCCAGGAATCTTGGACGCAATCATTTCGAATCTGCCCGAGATCATCGCTTCGATCATCAACGGTCTGATGGGATTCGTCACCATGGTTATTGGTGCAATCCCGCGAATCATCAAGGCGGTGCTGTTCGCGATTCCAAAACTTATCGGTGCGATTCTCAATTCTGTTCCGCTGATCATACGAGGGTTCATTACGCTTCTTCCAGAACTGGTCACGAATCTCGTTCGGATTTTTCCTCGAATCGCAAGTGGTTTGATCGCTTTGATTCCAGGGATCGTGATCGCAGTGATCAACGCAATCCCCGAGATTGTGATGGCTCTGGTGACAGAGCTTATTCCAGCACTTTTGGAAGCGATTCCGAAGCTCGTTGTTCGCTTTCTCAAAATGCTTCTCAGATTCTTTCAGGACGTGTTCACTGAGATCGCAGGGTTCATCAAGCACCCAGCAAGTCCAAAGAAGCGACCGAAAACGAGAACATTCGGAGATACACCGGGAGCACTCGCGGTTGGGGCACGAGGTTTGAGAGCAGATTTCAGTCCCGGCGACTTCGTTGCAGCAGCACGAAACCCGATGAACCTTCTCGCGCAGGCTGTGTCAGCGGTGGGCTCTACACAGTATGTCCCTGGAAGACTTGCTCTTCCTCAAACGTCTGGTGGTCTCGACGAAGAGGCTTTGCAGCGAGTCGTGGGTGCCGCTCGCACCACTGAGCCTTTGCGAGTCACAGTGACAGCAGAGGGCCGAACGCTTGACGATGTTCTGCACGTCGCGTCTAAGCGCGGGACAGCCCCTCGCCTTTCGCGTATGGTCAAGCGAGCAACGCAAGCGGGCGCACATGTAGGATTCGATCGCGGGCGATACAGTCCCGCAAGCTGAGAGGAAACAATGGCACTGCGATTCTGCGACGGTTTCGAGACCGGCATCGCGATCACTCTGTACAACGCAGATCTCGACGCAAACGGATGGCAGTTCAACTACGGACCTGCTGGTCCGCCAGATGCAGCGAGCACAAGCTCTCTGCGATGGACTCACACGTCAGGCTATGGCGGGGGCTCATACGCGCTTGCTCTCCCGTACAACGCTCGCGCACGAACGATGGCTATGCCAGCCCGCGGGGTGTTCACTCTGGAGTCTTTCGTCATCGCCTTCTGCTTTGCGATGGACGCTGACGCAGCGGGAATCACTGACAATCAAGATCTGGTTCGGGCACTCGACACAAGCGGCACAGAGTACATCCGCGTGCGAACGAACGGGTCTTCTGACCCTGTTGCTCTGGACATCGAGGTCTATGACGGAGCTTCCTGGCAGAACGTCGGGTCTTCAACCGCTCAGTTTGAGGTCGGGAAGAAATACTGGCTCGCTCTCGAAGTTCAACGCGCAGCACTCGCACCGTTCATCGCAACAGCCAAGCTCTACGTCGGGACTGAGACCACTGATCCTGTTGAAACAATCACTGGGACACCGCAGAACTTGAACAGCGCGCGAGAGCTTGGGTTCGTGCAGTGGAGAGGAATCGTAAGCACGACGGGAGGGGGCAACGGAGACACCATCATCGACTCGACGTTCGTTTGGGACGACCCGACTGCCGATGCGACAAACGCTACTCAGCGACGATGGTGGATCGATGGCTTCGAGGCTGAAGCAACGCAGGCGACTGACGGTCCCGGCACATGGTCTGCGCAAGGGGGCGCAGCAAGCATTGACGCGGCTGTGAGGACAAAGACTGGATCTGAGTGGGCTCAGATTCAAAGTGGCGCACCACACGGCGCGCAGATCAACACCCAAGCACTTCAGATCGCGAATGTTTCGACTGGACTCGCCACGATTCTTGGGACAGTTCTTTGTGTTTCTGGCAAGGGGATCGTGTCTCAGTGTTCTGGGCAAACGCTGAAGCCGCTTGCTTGGCGTGGCGGTGCATACGAGCCGGTTGGGCCGACAGTGAGCGATGGATCAACCAACTCTCGATACATCACTGCCTTGTACGAGCTTGATCCGACAAGTACCGTCTGGACCAGATCTACATTCGATGATGCAAGCGGGATTTTGTATGCGAGCACATCTACCTCTGTGACCGCTCGATTCGAGCGATTCATCATCGAGCTTGCATGGAACGATTTCAACGCGCCGGGCGGTCGCGTTCGTCCCACCTTTCCCGAGCCCAAGACGTTCCTGCTTCCGCATGATCGCAAGATGGTTCGCTCGAACACTTCGCTCAATCATGAAGATGGGGTGACCACGCCATCGCAGCTTGGCCCGTACATCGGCACGACTTTTCCCGCTTCGACAAACAGCGGCAACGTCATGCCTTTCCACAACGCAGACTCTTGGGAAACGGGCGCGACAACCAAACATCCCGTCCCTACGGGATTCACGTATCGACTACAGGTCGCTGGCGGCGTGCTGTCTGCTGCTGAGTTTGCATGGAAGTTCTTGGAAGACGACGAGGCGCAGTACCGAGGCGAGATCGACATTCGGCATGAGTGTGATCACCACAATCCATGGTCAAACGACAAGCAGGCACACGCTCTGATCGCGGTCTACTCCAAGGCGTTCAATCGTCTGATCTGCGGTCGATACGAGGGCTTCGCATCGATCAACTATTGGTGGGAACTGAAGTACAAGTCCATCTCTAAGTCAGATCGCAGATCATGGGATGGCTCATTCTTCTACCCGAGTGCTGCTGGACTCGCGGCGTTTGGGTATGCGCCCGAACGTCTACCCGACACAGCGAACTGCTCGTGGGCGATCGCTTGGGAGACTCCAGATGGTGCTCTTCGAGTCGGGTACGTGTACAAAGCGTCGTTTTCATCTACAGCAGATTTGGACATTTGGGGGAGCGTAGATGGAGGCGAAACGTGGCAGATTCTCCGCGAGCGCGTTCTGTCTGAGACTTTCGGAAGAAATGTCCTTCCCAGCTACGTCACATGCGACACGAGTGGTGACTGGGTTCGCATCATGATCTTCGACACAGCATCCACTCCAAATGCTGGTCTCTGTACGATCGCGAGTAGTGATCGAGGCGCATCGTGGAAGATCGTCAACGCATCAGCGGACGGTTTCGACGTGTTCCCGGGCAACTACATCAACTCGGTCCTTGGCGGTGCGAGCAGAGCAACGAGCGACATCGTTGGGGTTGACAGTGTGGATGGGGCGTTCATTCGCGCGCGGTCGTACTGGGACGGCGTGAACCCTCTGACGAAGGAGCTTTACATTGACTACGCAGCAGGAACAGATGATTTCGTGAACATCTGGGGGAGTCTCGTCACTCACCAGTGGGATTCTCGAAACCTTCAACGAGTACACGCGTTTCGCACATCGAACCATCTTGCGCTTCTCTTCGAGTACACAGACGGAACACGAGACGATTTCAAGCTCACCGGCTTGCTGATTCCACGAGACAAGGTTCTCAGTGGGCTTTGGACAGACGCTACAGATCAGCCGATCACAGATGAATGGACGATGTTTTCGTACCAGTTCAATCGCGGCGCGATGGGTCTGGACGACAACGTGTACACAGCACCAATGCGGAATCGCATGGTTTGGGCGGGTGATTCCATCGCTCACGTTGCTGGTCTGTACTCGCAAGGCAGAAGCGCGGGCAGTCTCGCAGAAGACTTTACATACGTCTCCTACTTGGGCGGCTGGGATCGACGAGCACTGCACATCTCAGAACCAGATGACATTGGAATCAGGGGCGGGTTCTTCGAAAAGAAGTTTTCGAGTCAGTTCGGGAACATTCAAGACTACAACACGCCATCATGGCTTGAAGCGTCAGCCGGAACACCCATTCTGACCTGGGACCCATTCGCTCTTCATCTACGCACACCCGTGTCTTCGAGCATTTATTGGATCTCGTCTACTCTCACAACGGCGGTCACTGAGCACTTGGCAGACGAGAGCATCATTGTCTGGACAATGAACTCGGGAGTCACGACCGCACTGACGGCTCCGACAAGCTCTGCCGACTACGACAAGCCGAAGCTGGGGATGTACACGACAGCAACAGCAAGCGCAGGAACAACGGTCCACATTGGTGTTCACTACACGACGACCGGAATCCACATCTACGATCAGTTTGCTGGGACAACGATCTACACTGACTCCACTACTGACTTCGAGCAAGAGCGAGAGTATCGTTTATCGCTTGCTTTTGGTCAGCGTATTGGACTTGGCGGTGTGAACTACTATGCGGAGTTTGCTCACAAAGCGAGAGGCGTTGATGAAGCATGGGTCGCATCTGGTCTTCTGACGCTCACGAATGGACACATCGCAGGTCACATTTCGGAGGTCATTCACTGGGGGCACATCCAAGCACCTACCGGAACAACGACGTTCAGCAACTGGAGCGACGTTGCGTTTCAGCGTGACTGGCTCTCGAATCGACCTGGGTTCGTGAACCCGAGAGACTTGCGAGGGGCACAGCTTTCTCCATTCGCTCGACACTCCGCACAAGGGATTCATGTCGCATGGGGAGGCGGTGGCGGGTTCGTTGGCGACTACTGGTCTTCGAGAGTGAAGTATGAGTATGGGGTCGATCAGCTTGCTTCACCATCACCGAGCATGTTTTGGCAGACTGACGGCGCAGTCACCACGTCCATCATCTTTGACGCGTCTACGAATGACCCGTCTTCTGCGACTCACGCTTCTGCGTTTCTTCACAATGCGACTGCAATCGTTGGATCAAACTTCCGAAAGTGTGTCGTCGAGTACGCGGCCACGACCAGCTTCGCGTCTCCGGTGTCTGCTCTACTGACGCTCGATGCGGCGGTTTTCACCTTGCGCGTGACCTCTGCATCAACAAACAGCGTGACGGTTGACAGAGCTACTGCCGCTGGAGATCTGCTTCGATCCAATATCTGTGCGGGCTGGTATGCCGAGATCTCGTACCCAACAGCAGGCGCGACTCTCGACGGTGAGGTTCTGAAGATTCACTCTACGTGGGATGACAAGATCACATTCGAGCAACCGCACGAATCGCTGAATCTTCTCGCAGGAGCAACACTGACGTTCTTCCCGTCAACGATGCTTCTTCCGTTTGAGAATATCGACTCGTCGTATGCTTCTGGAGTCGAGGCTCGATTCATGCGGCTGAAGCTCGACCCCAGCGTTGCGAAGCCGAGAAGCGGAGACGCAGGCTTTCGAGTCGGTCGAGTAGTCGCTGGCATGACGCTGCCAATCGACGTTCCGCTTGATTGGAAGTACAGAGACGAGCAAGAGTCGAACGTCGATCTTTTCACTGCTGATAGCGGGACTCGCAGTGCGTACCGACAGGGCAAAGAGCGCAGAGTGATTCGCGCAGACAGCATCGGAGACGTTGATCGATGGAGAGAATCGTTCCGCGGTACTATTCGAAAAGTCGCTGAGTACGAAGCGAACCCGATGGTGCTCGTGATGGACTCACTCAGCCCGAATGACTCAATGCTGTATTCTCGTCTGGTCAGCAGCACTGAGCTTGAAAACGACGGCTGGCGGTACGATGGCGACAACACTCGCTGGTACTCGGTGGGTGATGTGTCTGCCATCTGGGAAGAGGAAGTCTGATGGCGTCGAGTGAAGCCGAGGTCACTTCTGCACACCCTGCCTACACTCGATGGAGGATGAACAGGTCTGCGATAGCCGGTGAGCTTAATGAGTATTGGATCAACATTCTCGAAGAGGATTTGAGTCTGCGAGATGTCGTATTTTGTGTGGAGCTGGTCTTTGGGAAAGATAAGATCGTGCGAATCGCAAACAAGTCATGCAGTGTTGTGAGCGGGAGAACAGGGGAGGTTGTCTCGTATCTACCCGTGCTTCAGGACACTCCTGACTTCGTGCAAGCGTACAGCTTTGGCGATGCAACCAGCGAGGCAAGATCGCTCACATTCAAGCTGCCCAGTTCTCTCGTGAATGTTCGAGAGCTTATTCGTGATGGGCGAACGCTCGCAGGAGTCGCGGAGATCACTCTTCAGGTTGATGGTGGAGACTACGATCAAAGATGCGTTCTGATGCGGGGCGACATGGCAGACGGGGTTTCGTTTGCATCCATCGACGAGTTGATCGAGCTTACTGTCCAAGATCCAAAAACTACCGTTGATGTCTACGCTCCCCCATTCGTGATCGACTCCGACACCTTCAGCACGAACGAAGCGGAAACAACGATCGGTCAGAGGTACGCCGTTGTTCTTCCGAAGTACAGTGGAATCCCTGCACCATTCATTTCGACCTCTGTTTTTCAGGCAAAGGTTTTGGTTGGGTATGGGCGATTGACTGACATCGCGAATCGAGTGATCATCGACGGAGACTCGTTTTCGAGAACGCACGCCACATACGGGTACACCTTCGCATACGAGCTGGACAATGACGGGAACAGCGTGACCACAGTTACTTTCGGCACTACGGCAAGTGGAACATTCGAGTTCAGTGAGCAGATTTACTTTTCCGCTTCGTCGAGCTTCGAGAGTGCTTCTCCCATCGATCAGGTTCACGAGATCGCAAACCGATTCACCGCTCTCGGTTTGATCGGACTGTCCCCAGAGCTTTTCGCGGCTGCACAGGCGAAGATGGGCGGGATGAAGTCTCGCATGTTGCTCAATGCGGGAGGAGCAGCGACGGCAACGGCCATCTCGTATATTGAGGGCGAGTTCTTGGCTTCGTTCCCGATGGTCTCGATGCTGTTTCACGGGAGCGGCTACGGGCCAATCGTTGTAGACAGGCGAAGCGATATTTCCGTAATGAGGCTTGATGCAGACCAGTGGCCGATTCTGGACAGAGCTTCATACGTGACTGAGACACCGAAGGACGACTGCTCCAACGAGTTCGTTCTTTCGTATGCTTACGACCCTGTTGAGGACGTGTACACAAAGATCGTGACCCGAGGCGTTTCGGATTCTTTGCTCTGCTCAATCTCGCAGCAGCAAATCGGGCATCGACCCCATGAAGTGATCGAGTCCAGATACATTCACGACGAGAACACCGCTCGTGCAGTTGTAGACTGGATGGTTGATCATCTGACGCTGCCCTCATACCTCGTAGAGTACGCGGTAGACGCTTCTCTCGTCATGCGAGTCAAGCCGGGAGACAACATCCGACTCACAGATCCCGAGTTCGGCTGGAGTGAGATCGCTGCTACGATTGAGTCCATCGTCTACAAACGAAGTCACAGCGTTCTTCTTCTCCGTGTGTGGTGGAGATACTACACGCTCGGAACAGGCGCTCTGAACGCTCAGGGTGGCTTCGCAAGCGGAGGTCAGGGCTAATGGCTGGCAACCTCAAACGTCTTCGACAGAACCTCGCAGACAACCCGCCGAAGCTGAGAGACACTCTCGCAGGCAACACGACTGATTCCGCTCATGGCCAGGTTCTCGCCTGGGATACGAACACAGAAGCGTTTCACTTGGTGAACAACTCGGGTGGCGGCGGCGGTGGTGGAGCGCCAACCGACGCCTTCTACTTCGTCGGCGCAGCGAGCGGAGGCTTGTCCAACGAAAGAGTGCTCACTGTTGGCTCTGGACTCGCATACGTCGATGGTGGTCCCGGCGCAGCTTTCACTCTCTCAGCGACGGGTGGTGGGGGAGGCGGTGCTCCGACAAACGCTCAGTACATGGTGCTTGCAGCCGACTCGACTCTTTCGCAAGAGCGCATTTTCACCGTGGGCACAGGTCTGACGTTCGTTGATGGTGGAGCAGGCGCAGCGTTTACGATCTCGACCACTGGTGCTGGGTATGCTCCAGACAACGCTCAGTATTTTGTTCTGGCTGCCGACGCGACGCTCCAGTACGAGCGCGTTTTGACAATCGGAACTGGTCTGACGTTCACAGATGCCGGTGCAGGCGGTGCGTTCACGATCTCTACGACTGGCGATGGTCAAGCACCCAGTACCGCTCAGTACGTGGTTGTCTCTACAGACACCACTCTGACGAATGAAAGGGTCCTCACGGTCGGCGCAGGGTTGTCGCTACAAGACGGCGGTGCTGGAGCAGCATTGACGATCGCTGCTCTTTCCGATGTCGAGATCGTTCCCGTTCTCTCCAGTGCAACCGATGTCCGCAAGCGTGATTCGATCGTCGTCGCGTCTGCGTTCTCTCACGCGGCGAGTGAGTACATTGGAAGCACGACGATGGTGGGGATTCTGGCGAGTCAACAATCACACGTCACGAGAGCGCGACTCTTCGATGTCTCTACGCAGTCGTATATCGCTTCTGCGACGCTCACGACAGACAGCACTACCCCGACACGTCTAACGTCGAGCGCGCTCGCTCTGACGACTACAGCGACGATCTACGAGCTACATATCGACACTGTAAGCGCAGCACAGGATGACGATTCGTCGATCGTGTCCAGCGTGACTCTCGAAGTGGCTGACTGATGCCTTTCGAGTACACCAATCGCGCACGAAACACGGGCACGGGAGCGTTCGTTTACTGGGTCACACAGACGAGTGCAGATCCTACAATGACTGCCTCTAACGCTCCAAACTCAGCCTCTCACACTCAGTCCGTTGTCGTCGCGAGAAGACAGGTTGACTCTCCTTCATCGACACAAGATCCAAATCTTTGTATTTCCGTCTCGTCTCGACACATCCTTGTTGACGCAGTTCCGCCACTGCAAGTCACGAGCGCCCCAACGCGCGTTCAGTAGGAGACTTCTGTGCCTCTTCCAACATTGACATGGCATCAACGATTTCTCGGAAGCGTCAGCGATGGGAATGACCCAGTGACCGTTTTGACTGCGCTTCGCGACTATCTCGCGACAAGCGTCTCCCCTTCGTTCAAGTGGACGGTCACTGCTGATGGTGTCTCGAACACTGAGTCGGGAGGCTCAGTTGCTGCTCCGTATCTGGAGCTTACGAGTGCAGCGAACGTCGGTGCCAACCCGATCAAGATCCTTATTGCAGGATCAGACTCTTCGAGCTTCCCGACGAACGACAGCTTCTACGGCGGAAACTCCGGTATCGGGGACTACAAGCCGTCTCTGAGTCGTCAGAACTCGATCGTCATCGGGATTGCTCCTGACGGCGGCACACTCAACGGTCCTCACACTCAAGCGAACCCATACGGAAGTGCTCGTTGGTCAGGGTACGTGAAGCTCCACGAGCCTTTGACGGCAACACAAATCGACAATCTTTGGGTTGTGGATAGCGCAGAGGTGATCGCTATTCTAACCCAAGGGTCGGACAACTTGATTCGCGGAGTAATCGCTGGTGCTTGCATCGCTCCGCTCAGTGACAATGCAGGTGAAACGCAGCACGGTGGCGTCGGTAGAACATACGGAATCGTGACGATTCACGCAGGGCTCGGGTTCAGAAACTACTGGCGAAAGAACCCGCCAACAGCGAACTTCCTTTCTCCGCAAAGCAACAACGGGAACAACACCGATGGAAAGGGGGGTCAGGGAATCAGCTTGTGCTGGGACCCCGATGGTGGCGGGTTGGCACACTTCGCGTACTACCACGTTGTCCCGACTCAAACGAATACAGGTACAACCATCTTCCCCGGTGCTCTTCTCGATAGTGTCGGGAACTACGCAACGATCCCCATTCCTCTCGTGAATCGAAGCACTACCACGTATCAGCAGACTCGAATGATCGGCGTGATGCGGCAAGTGAAGTATGCGGCAACCAGTCGATGTCGCGCGGTCTTTCAAGATTCTACGGGTAACGATGTAGGGTTCGTAGTATCTACGACTCTTACCGCTGATGGTGAGGCGTTTGCGTTCACGAACAGCTAATCGCTGGCTCTGCTTCGAGAATCAAACACTGCCGACATCGCACTTCCAAGTATTCCGGTCAACACGAGCAGCACTCTCTCGACCATGGCGATCCCCTCGATGTCGCTTGTCCCGGTGACCCACTGACCGACAACGAGCGCACCGAGCAGACACACGAGCAACACGGTTCCGCCGTAGATTTGTCTGAGAAGAGTGATCTGACCCGAGAGACGCCTTTGTCTAAGCAGACCGTTCTCTGCCGCTCTGCGAGCGTTTTCCGCTTCATCGCGAAGCTGCTCTGCCTCCCCTCTGAGTCGATCGGCTTCGCTTAGGGCGTCTTCGCCTTCACGTACTGCGGAGGCAAGTGCCTCTTCTCGGGCGTAGTATTCGGTTCGATCCATAAAGAGAGCGACGAAGTACCGCTCTCCTGAGTGCTCAACGGGCGCGACGTTCGCAAGTACAGGCACGAGTGCGCCGTCTCGTCTCTTCGCGTCGAGTCTTCGCCATGTGCCCATCACTGAAGAACGACTGTGCTTTCTTGTGGACTTGATGTGGCGCTCTACGATCTCCTGATGTTTGCTTGCGATCTCTTCGGACATAAGCTCGCGAACATTCATTTGGTTCATGAGCGTGCCGCTGGAATATCCAAACAATATCGCGGCGCTGTTGTTCGCGAAAAGAACGAATATCTCGCCGCTCTCGTCATCTGGAAAGGTCCCGACTACGAATCCTATTTGTAGCCGAGACCCAACCTGTTCGAGTGTTTCGAGGACATTCATGCGCGGATCATACCGCGCCACGTTCAGTGCCGCGAGCCCATGGGCGTCTGCTCCCATGTGTCTGCGTAAACGCAAGCCTCTGGATCGTAGAACAGAACGACTCTCGCCCCCTGCAATCCGAACTCACTTCTGCACTTGTCCACGTGAACAGCAGTTGCGGGGTGTTCAACGCCTCTTCCCGGCAAGAGTCGTTCGAGCACGATTCCGACATGAGCATCCTGTCTGATCGCGCTTGCTCCTTTGAGGTCTGAGATTCGCACTCTGCGCTGTTGAGAGATTGAGAGGTTGTTCGGGTGACAAATCAGAATGACCGAGATCTCCAGTTGCACGGCGAGCATCGCGAGCTTTCGAACTGCGTTTTCGATTCCTCTTCTTTCGTCTTCCGCCCCATCTACGAGAAAGCCCAAGTGATCGATGATCACCCATCGAGCATCGCGTCTGCGAACAGCGTAGGAGATCAAGCGAAGAAGCTCCTCGAACTCCAAGTGACCGTAGTGATCGAGCAAATAGATCGGGAGAGATCCAAGTCGAGCAAGTGCGGTTCGTCGCTGATTCTCAGTGAAGGCTGTGAAGTCTCCACCCATTTCGGCTCGCAACAGCTTTTGGACCTGCCCGATGGGTCTTTGCTCAAACGATGTCATCATTCCAGGGATGCCTCTTCTTCCTTGTTCGAGACCAACCCAGTTTGTGAATGAAGTCTTCCCTGCTGCTGTGTCGCCTGTCACCACGATTAGCCCGGGTCTGAGACCACCGAGTGCAGCATCGAGACCCATGCTTCCAAACGTGAGCCCTCGAAGACTGCCTGGATTCTGAACAAGATCTTCCAGTTCGTCCGCAAACGCATCGACACGAACCAGCCCAGCTTCGAGCAGCGGTTGGGCTGCATCGAGAACATCGCGCATCGTCTGTTCGGACACTCCATTTCTCAAACAGTCCGCAGCATCGTTGTGCGGGAGTCGAGCGCGAGAGCATCGATCTCGACCCAGCTTGTCTGCAACCGACTTTGCTCCCTTGTCTCCAGCAGCATCGTCGTCGTAGGCAAGAATGAAGTGTCTGTATGGTTCGAGCGTGTCGAGCCATTCGTCGGCCCATGTTCCCGCCCCCGCTGTTCCCGAGACAAGATGCTCTCTGAATCCAAGCTGCCAAAGTGCCATCGCGTCAAGCTCGCCCTCGGTGATAATCACGTCCTTGTCGTGATCTTCAGTGAGAGTTGCGATTCCGAAGAGAGTCGTAGGTCGACCCGGTGCTCGTCGGTATGTCTTCTTCACTTCCCCCTGATCACATCTTCTGCAACCAGCTCCATCGCAGTGAAGGCATTTTCCAGGCACGCTGCGAAAGCGCATGTTCACAGGCTTTTCATGCTTGTCGAGAACGGGAATCGAAACGTACTGCTCGACTGTCTTCCCATTTCTGTCTCGAACGATGAGTGCCCCAACCTTCCAAGCCTTCAGCGTTCGATCTTCAAACCCACGACTGAGCAAGTATTCGCGCACGGCTTGCCCATCGTCTGACCACAGATTGTTGATGCACTCGTCCGTCAACGAGTCAGACCACTTGAATGGCCCATTGTAGTTCTTCGCGTCTTCGACCTTCGGCTTGGTTTGTTCTCGTTTTCTGCGAGTGTTCGAGACAGGCAGAATCTTGGAGGCGATGTCGTCCCGTGTGCAGAGCCCGAGATCAGCAGCGCGTTTCCGAACATCATCAAACTGATCTCGATTCAGTGTCCGCAAAGGAGTGCTGTGCACGTCATACGAGATCAGATCAACACCGTCTCCCGCGCGATCGCACACAAAGCACTTCCATCCCTGTCCGTCAGGTCTCGCACCGATGGGACCTCGCGAGTCTGAGCTTCCACGCTTCTCAGCGTTGCAGCCGGGACAAGGTGAGATCGATCGCGATCTCTTCATCGTCATCCCGAGAGCTTGGGCCACCTCTCGAACGTCATGCTCTTTGATTTGCTCAATCCATCTACGAATCATTGGAAGAGCCTTCGTCTGTTGAGTGTGGTTCATTCAGCATGTAGAGGTTGTTTCCGTCAGAGCTTCGCTGAGCCAAGTAGACATCGAACCCAGCTCCGCGAAGCTCAGACAGTCGAGCCCCGTACCTTCGACCGATTTTCGCAAGCTCGCTCGTGGTCACACCCTTTTCGCCTCTCTCTCGAAAGAGAGCCAGAATCTCGCAGCACTGAGCAGACAATCGTTCAGCACCATCTGGTGATGTCGAGACTGTGCCAATAGGCCCTCGTCTTCGATACGCAGCAAGCGGACCAAGAGTTGTACCAGACTCACTCTTCACGTCGCCCTGTTTTGCTGTGAACGCTCGCATGGCTTCGATCCGACCCGCGATTCGAGTGATTCGAAGAAGATTGTCGAGCCCGAGATACGTTCTCTGACTCGGGTTCTCGCCTCTCCAGTATCGTGGACCTGCATCGTCGCTTGTGTATGCGTACTCGATGAAATCGCACAGACTGTCCACGTCTGACTCTCGAAGAGCGGGCTCGATCATTCGCTTCGCGCCTGCACCAAGCCTGCATCGGGATGGTTCACGTTGATGCTTTTTCCAAGAATCGAATACACGCTCGACATCTCGCGAGACGATTCCTGACGCTTTCGATCGCTTGCTGCCAAACGCGCGAGGCGACGCTCTACGCGCTTCGGCAGTAGTTGCGCGTCTACTGAGCAGCAGAGACAGCGTAGCACGCACCAAATCGCGCGAGGGGGGCGGCAAAGCGTATGAAGCGCAAGCAAGAGCGCCTCTCGTCGGCTGCTCACCCGATCGAGTCACCCATGCGTATCTGTTTCCGTCTGGTGCAAGGTAGATCGCGATGTGACCCGCATCGACCAGCTTTTCCATGGCTGCATCTTGAAAGTGAAGAAACCGAGAGTCGAGCAGAACGATTCCGTCTCGATCTGTGTGTGAGTAGAGCCGCAGAAGCTCCAGCTTCTCTCTGTGTTCCATCTTCTGAATCGACTGATCGTGCCAGAACGATGCTCGAAGAACCAAGTCTCTGGTAGTCATTGTGTCCTCTTGTTGATGTGGTCCGAACGAAAAGCGCGCACGACGAAATCGCCGCACGCGCTGAAGGTCCTTGCAGGCGTGCAGATTAGAACGGGATGTCAGACCCGCCCACCGCCGAGTAGCTACCGCCACCGCTTGCAGGAGCAGCACTCTTCTTCTTCGCTCCTTCTGCGTAGTCTTCGAGCGCGACCACCAGTTCTTCCATCTGCTTCGTGATCTCGCCCTTGTAGGGATCGATCTGACCCTTCGCAAGCTGCGGGCGCTCTGCGTTCTTGTTGTTCACCCACGTCGAGACGCCGCACTGCACGGGACGGGAGGTCAGAATGTCCCGAGTCCGCTCCTGATCGCTTGCGTCCCACGACTCGTTGTGACCAACAGCACGAGCGAATCGAGACAGCTTCCATGCAGCGCCAGCAGTCAGGTAGAACCGCTCGTACATGCGAGCCCCAGCCTGTTCGCCTTGAACACAGCAGAACAGCACTTCGATCACGGTGTCTCCGCGCTTGCTCTGATTGTAGTTCAGATCCGCAGCCCAGCAGACATGATTGCCGGCGGTGAGCCAAGGCGGTGCGCTCACTCCAGAGCCGTTGGTAGAAGAGTCATCTTGCGGGTTGATGATGAATGACATCGAGTGTCCTCACTTTGCGCATTTGCGCGGTTGTTGCGGCAAAGCCGCGATTGAATGTTTCAAGCCAGGGTTGCGCCGGTTGTACGACGACGAGAGCGACGACGCTTCTTTGCGCCACCCGTCTCTTTCGGATCAGCATCGCTGACGCCCGCTTCGACCACAGGCGCGTCGTTGCTCATGATCTTTTTGACCCAGTTGCTCATGTTCGGATCTTCCACAGCATCAAGCTGCGGGAGAGACTTCGTGAGATAGTTCGAAGCCCCGCGCAACAGAACACGGTGCGACAAAACCTGCGAGCCATCTTCGTTTTCCTCACTGCGACGAAAGACGTACCCGACGACGTTGAAGTACCCAGCGACCTCGTTCGGCAGCTTCTTGCCCTGAAACGATGGGACAACGTAGCGAGTCCCACTGTCGTCAGTCTCGGTGTCCGACAGACAGATCGCGACGACATGAAACGGCAGGTCGCGAATGGTGCGAACCAGCTTTCGCATACGATCGGTCAGGGTAGACCAGTCTTCGAGAGTCCACTTGACCTCTCCGTTCGGACCAGCACGCTTGCTCGACATGATCTCGTCTCGCAGCATCCGTTGAAGCTCGGTGAGAGAGTCGATCACAACAGTCTTGACTTCCGCGTTCGCGAGCGTTCCGTCGAGTGCAGCGGTGAAGAACTCTCGAACAATCTGCATCGAAGAGACGTTCCGATTCTGCGAAGTGCTCACGACATCGACAACGATGGCATCGGGATTCGACGCTCGAATCGAGAGCAGCCCGTTCGGCTCCGTGAGCAAGAAGCACGGTCGAGGCATCTTCGAAGCAGCGGTTGTCTTACCGGCACCACTGTCGCCGTGCAGCAGTGCGCGAAGCAGAATCGTGTCCTCTGCTCGCTCGCGAAGAGGTGAAAGATTCAGAAGGGACATTTGATCTCCGTGGTTTGGGGTGCCTCAGACTGAGTGAGGCTGTTTTGTGAAAGCCAGCGCAGTGCGGGGCTTTCGATGAAGTCGCGACGCGCTTCGGTACTGTCGTGTAGGCAGATAGACTTGAAATCGCACCCGTGACCCTGCACGCGACAAACCGCAGTGCGAGGGAAGTGCGCTGATACTGCATCTTCGTTGACTCGCTCACATCCGCTGCTCATGCGAATCGAGTTCCGACGCATTTTCGCGAATCTTTGCGCGTCTGCAAAGAGCTCCATTTCGAAGCGACGCATCAAGCGTTCATCGAAGGTTCCGAACTCTCGCAAGTACAGCTTTTGATCCACAGTGAACTCGCTCTCTCGGGCGAGAGCTTCGATCTTGTCCCACTCGGCATCGGTGTGCTTCGCTTCAATGCCCGGTGTTTCGACGCACTTTTTCCAAGCCCACGAGGGCACGCTTGCTTGTGTTCTCGCGGCAGTCGAGAGCTTGCCCGATTTGAGAAACTTCGGTCGAGACCAACCACGTGAAGAGATCACATCATACTGATACCCGATCACGTTTCCGCTCCCTTCGAACCAGTCTGCGAAGTGTCTCCCGTGGTTCAGCAGCCGCATGTACCCGGGGATCTGTGTGTCCAGATGAAGATCTCGAACGAAGCTCGTGGGGTTCGCACTGGTCTTGAACTCGTGAACCAGCAGATCTCCCGTCTTTCGATTCTGAAGAACCGCGTCCAGCCTGCCGACTTGATAGAATGGCAACAGCACCTCGTCAATCGGTTGCTTGAACTGGTCGCCGGGACGAGCCATTCGCCATCCCCCTTCTTCTTCGACCACGGGAACTTTCGAGCGATAGATTTTGCCGGTGCGCCACGAGACCACAGGACACGCGAAAGCACGCTCCGTATCAACGACCTTCCAGTCGCTCAGAGGGTACGCCCCCCAACGCTCGATGTACCCTTGCAGCATTTGGCTGAGTCGGCTCTCTTCTTCGTCCCACTCAATCGAAAGCTCTTGATTGGCCCACCAGTCTCTACGCATCGACTCCATGCAGATCTCGACGATTCCGCCACCCGTACCATCACAGACAGGACAATCTGAATCGTATTGATCGCGAACTTTGCAGAGCGGGCAGACGCGTGCCCAATCATGAGGGACCGGCAAGTCGGTGTGTTTGTAGAAGGTGAACAACGCGTCCAGTGCATCATGCACCCAGCGACCGCGGGACATCGCCTTGTTGCCCGCCCCCTTCATTCGCAACGCATACGCGAAGTGCCAGCGACGGTCGCACCACGCTGACTTTCGCTCGCTGTTTGTGAACGCCATGGCTGCTGCCGGCAAGCCGAGAACGTCGTCCTCGTACCTCGGCAAGATCGTCTGTGTTGGCTTGAAAGGTCGTGTCATGTTCTCTCCCTCGCTGTCTGATGTTAGCCTTCGTGTGTAATCTTCACACACTGATCAGCAGTATGACTGCCAAAAAGTGTCCGACAAAGTGAAGTCACGCAGGGCTATCTCGCACAATGAGGCGCGCGGCCGCGAATCGACCACGCGCACTCGAAGCGCGGTATCATGCAGAAGCCGCAGTCTCAGTAGACTCGATTGCGGGCTCGCTGACGGGCTGAGTCTTCGAGAGCAAGATCGTGAGGAACTTGGTCTCGGAGTCCTTTTTGACTTTGACGTTGAAGCCGCGTTCGATCAGCATCTTGCCAGCCTGACCGCTGCTGTACCAGATTGCGCGATGCTTGGTCCACGACTTGGGTGCATCGAAGCCCAGAGTCGAGCACTCGATGACGAGCGTTCCATCATCCGTTTCGACTGCTGCTGCCATGAACTGATCGAATCGCGCGATCGTGTTGGGACGCGGTTGACTCTTCGTCTTCTTCTTGGTCGGCTTGTCCGCGAGCAGGTCTGCCACAACCGCACTCTTCGCGATCGCTTCTGCTCGCTTCTTCTGCTTCTCGTCGGCTTCCTGAGACTGCTCGCTGTCGGCACTTTCGACAACCATATCGAACTTGACCACGGTCACGTCGGAGTCGTCTTCGACCGACACCTCGGGCTCGGCTTCATCCTCGGTGTTCGGTGCTTCCATCGCTTCGAGAACTTCGCGAGTGTTCACAGTGCGAACATCGACGATCTCTCCACCCTGCACGGTCTCGATGACGAGATCCCCATCGTTGTCGAACGAGGCGTACCCCTCTTCCGTGTGAGCGACTTCTTCGTCATGCTCGACAGTCGAGTCTCCGATGATTGCGGCTTCGAAAAGCTCCTGATGATTCTTGACGCTGATTGGTCCTTCGAAGCCCGAACTCCGAATCTTCGCAACCTTCGTCGCGTAGGTATACACGTCTTTCTTGTTCCAGCCATCGCTCTTCCGAGCAGCCTTGACCCCACCCGACGCTTTCGCATCGCGCAGAGCACTCATAAGGTAGGCGAGAGAGGTTCGAGCGTTGATGCTCTCGATCATGGTCTTCTTGGGCTTGGTAGCAGGCATTGTAGTGTTCTCACGTTTGAGTGATCGCGAGACGACACAGACGCCGCTCGCAGGTCTCTTCTACTAAAGAGCTAAGACCCATACAAGCGTTTTCTGCCAAAAGATGCTTCCACCCGTAGTCACAGAGCGACAAGTGATTTCGTGATCGCGCTGTCAGACAATGTTCCACTCACTGTCTTAGGCGACCATCATCGCTTCAATCTTTCGCAGATCTTCGAGATCGCGAACATCCATCGTGTGTTCGATCTCGATGGAAAGCTGCTCTCGATACGCGATTCGTCTCGACTTCCATTGTGAGCGAAACGGTCCCGGGTCAACAATCTCAATGACGAGCGGAGGTCTTTTGTCCGCAGCCTTTCGAAGCACGCGTCCTACTCTTTGAATCGCTCGACCTGCGGCACGCCCGGTACTTGCGTTGATCAGAGTGTCGAGCACCGGGACATCGAGACCTTCATCTGCAAGCTGAGTCGCGACGGCGACCTGTATTCGCCTCTCTCTGAGGGCGCGTAGTGCTCCCTCTCTTTGAGTCTTCGAGACGGAACTCGAAAGCGCAACAGCGGAGACTCCGCGCTCACAGAGGGTAGTGGCAAGCGAGTGCGCGAGAGCCTTTCTCGGTACGAGCAGAAGAACGGTTCTTCCGTTTGATGCAGCAGACTTTGCCAGTCCAGCCAGTAGCTCGTTTCTTCCCTCGTCTTCGCAAAGAGCCGACACCGCACTGCTCATGTTCAATCGACCAGAACGATTTGTGTGATCGTCGAAGTTTATCGGGACACGAGTGATGACGGCTATGATAGACGGCTTGACAAGATGTCCGAGATTGAGCAGATCGGATGTCGTCATTCCGTAAAGCTCAGGCCCGATGACGAGTGGAAGTGCGAACGTCCAGCCGTCTGCTCTTTCTGGTGTCGCTGTCAGACCCCACCTGAATCGAGCGGAACAGTTTTCGAAGACCGCTCGAAATGTACTCGCGGGAGCATGATGGCACTCGTCCAGCAAAACGCACCCGGCACTTTGCAGCAGAGCGTGAGAAGCGCGCCCTGCATTATGAATCGCTTGAACCATGACAACGGCGATCTCACCGGGCTTCAGCGGTCGAAATGACTGATGTGTTCGAACTTTTCGACCGTACAGCTTCGAGAACGTGTCTGCCCACTGCATCGCGAGATCAATCGTGTGGACAATAACGATCGTTGATTCTCCGGTCATCAGAACCGCAGCACAGCCCAGCACCGTCTTCCCTGCTCCACACGGAAGACGGACATAGCCCTGCACTCGTTGAATCATAGAGTTGACCGCCTCTTTTTGGTACGGTCTGAGATCGATCGACAGTTCTTCCATCGAGAGCGTTGAGCCACGAGAAGACATGGTTTCGTTGATGAATCGCAGCGAGACCCCGCAGCGGTCTGCAACTCTTCGGAGGATGTCCAAAGCGCCTCTTGCGATTCGCAAAATCGAACCATCACTTCGAGCGAAAGAAACTCGATGCGGAATGTTGTGTGTCCTGACGTTCATCGCAGATCGCTTCACATGATCTGGATTATCGAAAGTGAGTAACTGACGAAGCGTCTGCTCCATGCTGGTTGGGAGATCTTGTCGCGCGATCTCGAACTCGCTTCCGACCCGTACCTCAACTTCTTTCGTGAACATAGGCGACACCACCTGCAAATGCGAGGACACGTGCCTTGCAGGCGATGTCGCCCAGTGCGATGACTATAGCGTATCGCGACATCGATCGCACAGTGCGAAACGCTCACCCACGCGCTATGAAGTAGAAAGCGCGTCGAGGGTCAGACACCCCTCGACGCGCAAGCCCGAGAACCAAGGAAGCAGTAGCAGTGACTTCAGTGAGAGAGAACACGGTTCCCGAACAGATTGAACCGTATCAAGAGCGCAGCATCGCGTCCAGCCTTGTTGCTATTGCAGACGGTCGAAACGCAGCAGCGGTCGGGTTGAAGGCGTTTCTGTGGGTATGCGCGATCGCTAAGAGAGCGGACTGGCAGAAGACATCCTGCGGCTTGATGATGGAGCTTTGCCCGGCGTATCTTCGAACAATCGAGGGCGTGACTCAATGGGCGGGAAGGTGTGGCTGGAACGCCGCTCGTGATCTTCTCAAATGGCAGGAGATTCAGCCCGATAGAGCCAGAGAGCTTGGAGCAGAGCTTAGATTCGTCGGCAAAGGCAGAAGAAGAGGTCGACTGATCCTGCTTTCGGAAGAGCAGCTTCGAAACATCGAGACTGCCCACACAAAACTGAAGCGTCTCGAATCCTCTCACGAATGTGAGAACGAAACCGACAACTCTTGCAGACTGGAGCACGTAGCGAATCTTCCTCGAAAAGAGCTTCTCAACAGGAGATCATTCGCTGTCTGCTGCCCCGCTCACAATGACGCTCACCCTTCACTGGTTGTTTGGCCGAACGCAGACAAGCGAACGGGCGGAGCACGTTGCATGGTGTGTGAGAGAGAAGGGCGGCCAGCTACTTGGGCGGTGAGGTTTGAAGATTCAGAAATCAAAATGTTTCGTCCGCGGGCAGCAGACTCTTGGTCGAGCATGTCAAGTCAGTCGAGCTTTTCCCTCTCTCGCAACAATAAAGACCCCCAAGCGAGCACAGCGCAGCAGATCACCCGCTCGCGTGTTGACTCTTTCGTCTCTACCCAAGAGAGCAGCGCGACACAGATCAACGCACTGATCGAGGGCTACACTCATGCAGATGGGTACTCGACTGCTCGAAGAGTGACCGGTCGGGCTCGCAGAGATCTGATCTCGACTCTGAAGTGGCACGATCAACGAAGTGCAGGTCCAGCGGCAAGCACTCGTGCCGCTATGCTTTGCTCGTTTATGATGGAAAACGAGAGTCGAGTCGAAATGCTGTGCCCGTCTCGGTTGATCTCTGTCTCGAATATGCGACCGACAGCAAGAGATCAGTTCGGCAAGCCAATCTCATGGAAAGCTGCTCGTCAACGATGGATCTTGCTCGACATTGACGACATCGATCTTTCCGCGTGCGATCTCGACAAGTGCGCTGAGAGAATCGCGAAAGTGGTCGAACAGAACGAGCACTGCTCTGGTCGCTCTGCGATTGTGCAGACCAGCCCGACCGGGCTTCAGGTGTGGTGTGAGTTGAGCCGCGTAAGACATTCACCAGAGAAGTGGCATCGACTTCCAGCCGTCGTTGACTGGTACAGCAGGCTTGGGGAGAAAGTGCTGAAAGCCGCCCGTAGCGAAAACGCAGACGGGGGCTATTTGGACATGTCAGCGTGTGCAGCGGGCAGATTCGGCAGACGACCCGGCTGGCGGCTCTATTCCGATGGCTCAGTCTTTCGAGCCCGACTCCTGCTCACGGTTGATTTCAACCGCGACGTTCAGCCACCCGTCGTCGTCGAAGCATCGGCCGATGTCCCCTGCTTCTCGCATGTTGATGCTCGCGCTACCGGCAGGAGCCCGTCGGTTGAGGCATTTGAAGTGCCACCATGCGTGCCATACTCTCGACAGAGTGTTCCACGGAAGTACGAAAGAGACTCGACCTTGGGAAAAGTGCAGAAGCACAGCCGCGAACCCACCCTCACGATTCCACTGATCGAGTCGAAGAGCTTGATGCTCGTGAAGGTTCGAGAGAGACCATCTTTTAGAACCGCAGTTCTTCGCTTCGAGCATGAAGGCGATCCCGCTCGAAATGGCGATGTAGTCGGGCGGCCCGGCAGAATCGTAGACAGCGACAAACTGTCCAGGGGCTTTCGTTTGTCGAATGATCCTCATGGTGGGAGGCGTTCGAACCACACACGCTCGTTTTTCCGCAACGTAGCGGGAGTGATGCCACTCCAAAAGCGACTCAAACGCCTTCCCTCGGTTCGCGTGAGACCGCGACTTCACTACGACCGCCTCTTTCGTCGGCGCGCGACTCTCATTCCGTCCCCGTCAACGATGATCTGGCAGTTGACTGCGTTGCACAACCAAATCAGCTTCGCCCAGGTAGGACTTCGACCACCGCTGCCTGTTTTCCACTGTGAGCATGACTGCGGTGAGATTTCCAAGATCTGCGCGAGCCCGGCATTTGAGACCTCGAATCGATCGCAGTACAAATCCGCAAGCTCGTAGAAGACGAGATTCGTCGGGCTGGGGTAGTACAGATGGGCCTTTTTGATCGGTCGAAGATTGTCTCTCAGTGATTCGAGAACAAAATCGGTAGGTTCTGGTACTTCTTTCATTGTTCCATTCCTTCGGCTCGCTCTGCGAGTCGAGCCACACGTCGCCGCACAGAAAACGGCGCACAGTTCAAACGGTCGCGAATCTCTCGCTCAGTCCAGCCTTCGACCCGAGCGCGTACTGCATCGCGCTCGTCCTTGGTCGCAAGCTCCAAAACTCGTTGTGCTTCCACACCTGCTTCGATCTTCTTCTGAGAAGCGTTGCTGGGGTGCTCGTTGTCCAAATACTCGGTCTCCGTCATTCTTCGACGACGTTGACGAAGAAGTGTGGTCGCAACAGCCCTGCACTGCCATGAAGCCCAGGTTGCCGCGTTGCTTCTCGACTCGTCGAACCTGCTGTGACACTCGACCAGTCGAACCACGAGGGACTGACGAACATCATCAACGTCCAGACGTTTTGATCGAGCCCAGTGAGCGGCGGTCCGCTCGACGATGTTGATCCTTGCGAGCCAGTAGACCCACGCTTCAGCGTTGCTCTCGCTCATCCGTCAATCTCCTTGTTCCAGTCGAACGCGACCTTGTGAACCAGATCTGGGTTTTCGTGAGGGCTCTTTCTGTACTCGTCGGTTCCGTCGTATTCGTGAGAACAGATGTTCAAGACCCAGGACTCTGTGGACCCCAGTGCTTTCCAGCCGTGTGCGACTCCAGGCGGCACACAAACAACTCGCGGGTTTCGCTGACTGTCGAGGACGAGTCTCGTAGCTTTGCCCGTTTGCAGATTGCACAGGCCCAGCAAGATGCGCCCTCGCAGCACGACGAAGCGGTCCGTCTGCTTTGAGTGAAGATGCCAGCCCTTGATCACTCCAGGCGCAGTCGTAGAAATGTACGCTTGCCCAAACGTGGCTGCCATCTTGCCCATGAACGGGGTCAGAGCTTCGAGTGTCGTGAAAGATTCCTCAGCCCAGGACGCTCGATACAACTCTACGAGCGACCCGCGCTCGTCAAGATGCCAGCGAAGGGAGAAGGAGTAGTGCGTCTCGTCCCACGTCTCGTGTGGTTTCGGGATGTTGATTGGCTCCGTGAAGTGCTGCGAGTATCCATTCGCAAGCGCACGGCGCACAACAGATTCAGGTGGTTCATTCTCACTCATTTTGTGTCCTCCTTTTGGATCGGTACAAGTTCGAGTGGGGGCGCGTACCCATGCACGCGAATCCACTCCTGACGCAAAGCGCCGTAGACTGCGCCCGAGACTGGTGCCCGAGACGCGTTTAGAACTCGCCACAGCGCGCCTACTGCGCTGCGACGCGTTGATCGAGTCGAGACAAGCGCAGACGCGTAGAACGCGCGCAGGCGAGCAGATAGCGCGTGCCATCGACGTGCAAAGAGACAAGCGCGATCGACATCTTGACAAGTCATTCCATCATTTTCGTGAAGTGCGAGAACGATCGTCTCGATTGTAGATCCCACGAACTCCACGTCTCGGAGAGAGTGAAGAACCGCAAGCGCGTGCAAGAGTCGCACGCGCGTGTCCGTTTTCATTTTCACGAACTCAGGCGAGGGCACTGGCAACCTCTTTGTCGCTCGCAGTGTCCACATCGACAATCTCGTGAGCGAGCGAGCGAACAGCAGCAGACAGGGACCCGCCGCCAACCGTCAGTGCGTAGAGTCGCATCCCATTCTCGCGTGATTCATCGAGTCGAGCAGACACCCCGGTGGGGACGGTCGCGTACCCGTCAGTGATCAGCACGAGGTCGGCCCGCTCTTGCTCGATTCCATGCTCGTGATCGAGTGCGTGCTTCAGTGCAGGTCCAAAGTCTGTTCCGCCGCCAAGTCGAGAGCGAGCGATCGACAAGATCATCTCCGCGCATCCCCCGGGAAGATCGCTCGTCCCGTCTGCTTTCAGCGTGTGTGACCATCGAACGCGAGTGTCGAATCCGATGACAGTGCAGGCGCGACCTTCTCGCTGCGCCATTCCAAGCACCGCGATAGCGCACGCACTCGCGTATTGTTGACGGGTCATTCCGTCGCGAGCTTCGATCCCCATGCTGCCCGATTCATCGACACACACAACGACTGGCCCGCGACCCTGCGGCTCAGAGCCGGCCATCCGATACTGACGCATCTGCCCGCTTGCGAATCGAGCCATCGCGATTGCTTGCAGTGCGCGATTCGGAGACTTCAGCAGGGCAAGCTCGCTGGGAAGGGCGCGAGTGATGTTCCGCCCAACCTCGACGCCGATGATCTTGCTTCTCGCAGAAGTGCTGTCCATCTTGCGGTCTGCACTTGCGAGACGACGAAGACGACCGGCAAGCTCCAGCACCTTCTTCAGCCCTTCGTTCGAGCCCAGCATCGCAGCCAGCTCCAGTCTCGACGTGTCTTCTGCATCGTACTGAGCAGACTTGGTGCCCGTAGACGGTGCGAGAGTCTGAAGTGCCTCCGTCAACGATTCGACTTCACGAGCAGCGTCGTCCGACTCGACCCGCATGATTGCTCGCGCCATGTCGCCCGCAGTCGCACTCGAATCGTCTCCCTTCTCCGCTGCTTCGAGCTTCATGTCTGCAACCATCGGCGCGATCTTCGAAAGCATCCGAGCAGCAGCGACCGCAGCCATGTCTGCATCGTCTCGCGTCGTCGCGAGAAGTCGCGAGTCGTATCCGATAGCGTCGTGAATCATGTCCACGAACTCGGTGTCGGGAGCAGGGAAGTCAAGCTGCTCCGTCTCGCCCGAAAACATCATCGAGAAAACCTCGCACGCGATTCCGTCCGCGAGCGCTCGAACTCGGGCAGACGAACCGCGCTCAGTCTCGTGCTGCTTGACCGCTGCGACTGCGAGCCCCTTCTCGACCGCCTTCACAGCGTCGCGAAGATCTGCGAGTCGAGCAGAGCGAATGGTGTACATGGCGTCCGACCAAGCACTGACTCTTCGGGTCAGTTGAGGTCGATTTCCGACTGTGAACTGGTAGGTCATAGTGTCCTCACAAGCGGCGATAACGAAGCGCGATCGCTTCTCGCCTCTCAGTTATACAAGAGCGCGAATCCTAACGCAAGCGATTTTATACTCCTGCGTTAAGATTCTTCTCGCGCGATCGTCCAGTCAGATTCGAAGGTCGATGTCGTTCATCGCCTTTCCGACTTCCTTCCTTTGAGCGTTCAGCTTGTCGATGACTTGCTTGACCGAGGGGTCGTCGAGATCGAGACTCGGGTTGGCTTCAATCTCTCGGATTGCTTGCTTGACCTTGATATTGAAAGCGCGACGAGCCTTCCGCTTGGGGCGACGAACATCATCGACCTCATCCTTTCCAAACATGTCGAGCTTGTTTCGCTGAACCAACACTGCGTCGAGCAGCACTCGGGCTTCCAGCAAAGCAGAGTCAACGATAGTCGCGATCGTCTTCCAAACCGTTGCTCGCTGCTCGTGGTGATCCCACACGCTGTCTGCGAGAATGAAGAGATCCTTGACAGTGGCGACTGCTCGCCCATCGAGGGCTGCGACTGCTTGAACCAGACGCATCTGAGCCATGTGACGACGATCACTGTAGACGACACCCTCGTCACCCAGCTTGCTTCGCACGTCAACGAGTGCGGTCAGAACATTGTCGGGGACATGAACCATCTTGCACGCGTCTTGAATCAGATCGCAGTCTCCGTCCATCAGTCGCTCAGTGAACTTGACCCCACCGTCGCGAGCGATTCGAAGGAGCGCCATGTTCTCGTTGCGAGTCTCGACATAGGGAGTCCAGTAGCGAAGCAAGAATCGATCGTACAATGCAGCGAGCGCGAGGTCGCCTTGCGGGTAGACGTTCGCAGCACCCACGACCATCTTCAGCGGGACATTGAGTCGCTGAGTGCCCTGCTTCATGCGACGCTCGTTGAGAATGGTGTTGAGGGTGACCAACATTTCCGCAGTCGCGTTGAAGATCTCGTCGAGGAATCCAAAGTGAGCAGTCGGCAGGTAGCCATCGACGTTGCGCTCGTAGACTCCAGTGAGCAGCTTCGCAGGGTTGTACGGCCCGAACACTTCGTCGGGGTTCGAGTAGGAGCCCAGCAGCGTCTCGAAGTATTCGCTCGATTCGACATCGAGACCGATTGCCCGAGCGAACTCGGTGGCCATGAGCGACTTGGCAGTGCCGGGAACGCCAAGCAGCAGGGTGTGACAGTCTGCGAGGAGACTGATGCACAGTCCGTTGACCTCGCGATCACGACCGACCAAGTTGGTCGCCATGTCATCGCGAACGGCGCGAAGTCGTCTCAGTGCTTCGGCTTGTGAGGGGCTGAAGGTCGGGGTGGTCATTGTCGTGTCCTCGATACTCAGGGTCGGTCGTGCGTTGGCGATGCAAGTCATCGATCGCCTTTCTGTTATACATTCGAGATAACCAGTAATCAACGAGAATCGGCTTCTTTGTTTCCAACATCATCGAAAAGACTCGCCGATTCTGTGTTCTGAGAATCTTATTGCGGATACGATCTCGCGTGCGTCTGCTGAGATAGTCGCGATCGTCGCACCCAAGAAAGCAAACCGCCCACGATAAGCGCTCGTGGGCGGTGAGATTCGACTCGCTGGCGAATCAGAGCAGAGCTTCGAGCAAGGGAATCAGGGCTGCTCGCTTCTCTTCCATCGTCGAGTCCACGTGATCACCCGGGGCGAGTGCGTCGATCGCTTCATCGACCCGCTCTTCGCTGAGAGCGGCGACCTTCTCAGCAGTAGTCAGCGGGGCTGCGGGAGCAGCAGCCGCCTTGCGACGCTCACCCGACCGCTCGACCGCTTCAGCTTCGCATGTGTCCACAGCTTCTCGTGCCCGAAGTCGCATCGACTCGATCCGCTCGCGCAGATCATCGAGCTTGAACTCCAGAGCAGCCTCGTATGCTTCTGCTCGCTCGTGCAGATCCTCGAATGTGTCGAAGACGCCCTGCTCTGACTTGTGAGAGACGCGACGCGACATCTGCTCCCAGCCTTCGATCTTTTCGAGCAGCTTGTCGAGGTCGTTGGTCATCGACTCCTTCGCGTCTTCTTGCAGCGCAGACTCCATGCCCATGCCCGGCGCGATTCCGGCGACAGTGAATCGAAAGTTGTCCAGCCCGTCGAGAATCTGCTGCACGCGAGCCAGCTCTTCCTTGCCGCCCTTCGGCACGAAGTACATCGGCGCGCAGATTTCGAACGCCCCCGCGCGCTTCAGTGCGGGCTTGACGACCATGGCGCGAACCTCGTTTCCGTCGAAGTACGTTTGCATGTGCAGAATCTTCTTCCGAAGCGTCTCTGCGAACTCGCTGACGCCGGGGTCAGTCCAGCCCTTGTTGTCGCGGTCCCAGATCAGCGTCTCAGTTTGACCCTTGTTGATCGTCCGAGCACCCAGTCGCTCGTGTCGAAGCACTCCGATGATGATCTCGCTGTCGGTCGTCGTGACGACTTCAGCCTTCACGCGGGCTCGCTCGACCGTCTTCTGCTTGCCCTTGATGACAGTCTGCACAGTCTCCGTCATGCGAAAGTTCCGCACAGCAGCCTTCAACGCGCTCTCGGGGTCGATGTCGGGGATGCAGTCTCCGTCGAGACCGGCAGCGACGCATCGAAGACGAAGCGTATCGGGCTCGACGGCGCAGTTGTGGAACTTGTGGTAGACCTGATAGCCAAGTGCTTGGGCGAGAGATTCGACGACTGAGTTAGCGCGGGAGTCAGTCTGAACTTCGGGTGCAGTCATTGTAGTGTCCTCACATTCGTGCATTTTCGCGAGTCAATCGGGCGGCGTCTTTCGCTGCTCGCTTCTCGCACTTAGATAATGCTCTGCTGATAATCCTAAATCAACACGATTTCGCCAAATACTATGAAATGGAACGTGTCGATTAGCTGAGAATCACTGCCAGCACTTCGTTACCGAATGTTTCACTATCTCGTGATCGTGTACTCGATTGAAGCATGTTGAGGACGGCGCAGCGACTCCAACGCGCGCCTTCATGTCTTCGGGTGACCAGACTGTGCAATCCAGCGCTTTGTGATGTGGGAATCTTGCGCGTAGCAAGTCTTCGAACGTCGTCTCGGGTGGGCACAGTGAAGCGATGGGCGAAAGCTCGTCTCGCAAGATGTAGCCGGAGAGTGCTTTCGCTGTGTCTTCAACCCATGCGCGATTCGATCTCGTGTACGAGTTGACGAAAGACCAAGCAGAGGATTGCTCTGGAGTAGTGAAGGCGACGCGCAAGACGTTGCTTCCGTGCTGAAGCGCCAAGTGCTCTGCGACGAGCTTGGATGAAGCGTAGACATTCGCGGATTCGTTGAGAAGCAGCGGCACAACGTAGTCCGTCGATATGTAGACGGATTCGACGAGATGATCAGTGCAGACCCGGGAGACGACAGACGCGATCTGAGGGTTGATGGACGCGTACTCCAGATCTCTTTCGCATCGAGCTACGTCCGTCGCTGCTGCGAGACATACGCATCTGTCTATCGAGTGTTCCACGAGGAACATTGAGAGATCTTGCGCGCTCAGAGCATCGAGATCAGCGCGAGAAGGGAAGAACGCCGTGGCGTTACCTTTAGGCAGAGAAGTTTTCAGTCTCCTGCCGAGCCTTCCGCTGCCGCCGAGAATCAGCAGCCTGCGCGCCTTCACTGTTCTGGAGCGTCGCTTTCAGTCGTTACGCACGAGGACTGAAGAGCAGCGAGCATCGCGTCTTCCACTTTTCGACACTCGGGACGTTGAGCACTGGACTGCCCGTACTGCAAGCATGTCGCCCAAGCGCACATTGGCGAGTCCGGACTGCCGCCCGAATCTTTCAAGCACTGAATGGGGATTGCAGCGAGCGTAGCGCGAAGCTCGGCATCGAGGACGACTGGCTGAGTGGCAGCAGTCAGGATCTCAGTTTGTCCGTCTACGATCAGATCGAGAGTCTGGTTCTGCTGTGCAAGAACTCTCTCCGTGTCATTCGATTTGAGCCCCCACCCAATGCCGAAACCTGCTCCTGCTGCTGCGAGAAGCCCTACAACCAGTAGTGTTGCCGCCATTCCTTCACTCCCCATCAGCTTCGCTCTCCGCGATTGCCTTCTTTCCATCGACATACGATTGACCGAACACGTATGCAACAAGAATGGCAGCGGACAGCGACATCGCGTCGTATGCGGAGATCTCTTCTGTCAGAAGTTGACCAACGACGGGAAGCACCGCTCCGATCAGAGCAAGCCAGAACTTTCGAGATTTGAGACGATCGGGCATCACTACCTCCATTCATCCAAGAGTGTGTAGGTGAACTTTGTCCAAGTGGGATGAGCTTCAAGCTGCTTGTGGGCGAGCGCCATCATCGCGTCGAATCCGCCCTGAGTCGCGTGTACTTGGCACCCTGCACTCCACTTGCCTACCCGGGTAGATCGAGCATCCCCACGCTTGTTTTGCGCGCTTGCGTGGATGTTGATTCCATAGATGCCCTCGACCGGATCGCCTTCGAAGTCCAGCACATTGTCGCGATCGTCGTCTCGCCACACCTTCACAGGAGCGCATTGGACAAGTGCTTCATACTGTCCTCGATGCTTCCCAATCATGTATGCGCTGCGATACTGCCCGGTTGCGAGAATCGCTGTTCCCGCGCTGTTCATCGGATCTTTGAGATAGTCCGCGCCCGGATCGGTGGTAGCGGGCCAATAGTCAATCCGCCACGGACCGTCAGCAGTCTCACGATACGCGCATCCAATCAGATCGTCGAAAGAATCAGCGGTTCTGTTCGGAGAGCGAATCCCGAACAAGTTGAGATCGTATGGGCCGCTGTCAAAAACAGCGTATCCAAGCGATTCCATACGAAGAAGAACGGGTGGTAGCTCACTTCCCATCAAACTTACTCACTTTTGAGAATGATTGAGCCAGAACGCTCTGCGCTCGCGCTGAAATACGCACAGGGCGCAATAAATACCGAGCAGCACGGACATCGACTCTCGACTGCATGAGAAGAACGGCACACTGCTTCCGTCGATTGTCGTCTTTCATGATTGACCCGGCTGCTGAAGCATGGCGATCACTGTTTCCAGTCGATCGTCTACTGCTTGAAGTCTGTGATCCACACTTACCAGACTCGTTTCGTCTTTCCGTTGTCTGCTCTCGACCATTGAAAGACGCTTCGTGAGTCCTGCGCCTTGCAGGCGATCTTTCCATGACTGAACCTCGCCCAGCTTTGCCTGCAACGCTTCGATCTTGTCTTCCAGTTGATTGTTTGCTCGACTCCAGACCGTTTCGATCGCTACTGCCAGCGAAATAATCAGAGGAGCCCAGGTAGCCGCAAAATCCGTCACGTCCATCGCACGCCTCGACACTATTCTCGATCGCGTAGACGGGGGAAGTGTCAAGCTCTGTTCGCTTCATGGACAACTCTCCCGCGGCACTTACATCGTCGCACGTTTTGCCCACTGTGTCGACTTAGACAGATCGTAGTGGTTGTGTGCGAAAACGCTTCGAAGGACCTACAAACAGTCGGAGGTCGGTAATGCTGAATCTTTCGAGTCTTCCAACAACCGCAGCAGCACGAATCGCAAAATGCGTCCCTCGTCGCGATGCGGGCGGTTCAATCGTTTGGGATGTTGACGTGGTAGTCGATATTTCGAGCGAAGAAGACGCAAAAATGGTCGAGTCATTCGTCCCTGGAACAATCAGACAGTACAAGGCGGGACACGAGCTTTCTTCAAACGGATCTGCGAAAGTCGCGGGTGGATTCGATGTTGTTCGAGTGTTCTTCGACGAGATCGATGGAAGCGAACAAATCGCAAGCGGACATGCAGATGTTCGACAGTGCGTTGCGAACGTGAAGGGCGACAGTTCCGTACTTGTCGTCAAGTTTCGAGTTCACGGATTGCTCCCGCACGCTGCTGCTGATCTTGCGTACTCTCTTGACGACTGTGTGGACGTTCGGGTCGAGTCTCACCGAGCAGTTTCGTCGTCTTCGAGCGAGTCGAGGAATCAAGACTTGTCGAACCTTGTCGGATCGCTGATTGCGATCGAAGACACGGCTGGAATCGTGATCAAAGTGGACGAAGAGTCGATTCTTCTGTCATCCCTCGTCGGATCGCGATTCAGAGTCAAACATTCCGGAAAAGCATATCGGTCACTTCAAGTGAAGTTCGTGGATTCGAAGATTCAAGACTTCGCGGGAGTGTGTCTCGAAGAGACAGGGCACGTTCTTCTCTGGAACGACGTGATCGAAGCAATCGGGCTGCTTTACGCTCGGAATGAGCTTCTTCCGGCAGCAGATTTTTCATGGGTAATCGAAGATCAAGTGCTGGAGCAAGCTCTCGATGTTCTCCAGCGAAGAGTCAAGCCGGAATCTGATCAGGAGAAAAGTTGAGCGATGGAATATCGAGCGCGTCGAGAAATGACGTTCTCCCTCAACGGGCGAACGAATCAACAAACGAAGATCAACCCAGGAACAACGCTCGAAGCAGTTCAGCTTTCGGAGGTAGATCCGGTAGAGCGAAAAAATCTGGAGAAAATGCAGCAGCGAGAGCAGAAGAGCGATTCTCGGGTTCGACTTCTCTTCTTTCGCTGGCAAGGAGTCGTGCGATCAGCGCACGCCGGTCGAGATCTCGAAGTGGTCACGAAGAGACGCTCAATCCCAACAGAAAAGTCGAAAAGTCGCAGACTGAGACGAGATCGAACAAAATGGGGAGATCGAAAATGAAGGCACCCAAGGTGTATTTCGTCAAGCTCGACGATCCAGAGTTGAACAGTGGCGGGGATTGCGTTTCGCTTGAATCCATCCCATGGCTCGCATCTTTGCTCAACCAGGGATGGGTAATCGGGGCGCATTTCGTCGGAGAGAGGCAAGGATCTCCGTGTCTTGCGCTTCTTCTGACTCCGCCGCTTCACAGAAAGCGAGAGAACGCGCTTATGACGGGTCTCTTCATCTGCTTGGCTGGGTTCGCAGCAGCAGCGTGGATCTTCATGGGGGCGACGTGAACGTAGAGCAAGTGTTGTTGTCGGATCTGAGGGGCGACCCGAAAAACCCGAGAAAACATGACGATCGAAACATGCGAGCAATCGCGGATTCACTTCGTCTTCATGGACAAGTAGAGCCACTTGTGGTTCAGCAGTCTTCGATGATGCTGATCGCAGGAAACGGTCGAGCAGCAGCGATGAAGTCGCTTGGATGGACTCACGCGACCGTCGCTCTGCTTGACGTTTCAGACAGAGAGGCGAGGGAGCTTTCGATTCGTCTGAATCGAACCGGAGAGCTTGCCAGTTGGAACGATGACGTTCTCGCCCAGCACTTGAAAGATCTTGATGCTCTCGCATATGGAGAAGACTTCGGATTCAACGAAGAAGATCTCGAATCGCTCGTTGCCGAGTTGGATCAAGTGTTCGAAGATTCGGAAGACGAGTCAGTAGTCGAGGAAAAGAATCCGAACGACGAAAACCAAGAATATCAAGTAGACGAGCAATCCGTTGAATCGACGACGAAGAGTGGGGATGTGATTCGAGTCGGGGATCATCAGCTACATTGTGGAGACTGTATTCGAGTAATGGAAAAGCTCGAAAAGAACAGCGTAGACGCTATTGTGGGCGATCCTCCATACGGAATCGGCTTCATGTCGAAGGGATGGGATCAAAGCGTCCCAGGGCTCGACTTTGCTCGCGAGTGTTTTCGTGTCTTGAAGCCAGGAGGACATTTGATTTTGTTCGCTGCGACTCGCACGATTCATCGCTTGACGGTTGCAGTCGAGGACGCAGGATTCGAGATCAGAGATCAGATTTCATGGATCTATTGGACGGGCTTCCCGAAAAGCGTCCGAGTAGATCACGAGCTTTCGAAAAAGCATCCAGGCGAAAGTCAGTCATGGAAAGGCTTTGGGACCGGGTTGAAACCTGCAACCGAGCCCGCTGTGCTTGCGAGAAAGCCGCTTGACGGAACAATCGCGCAGAGTGTTGCTCGATGGGGTGTTGGGGGTCTGAATATCGAAGGGTGCAGATACCCGTATGGCCACAAATCATGGCCCGGGCCGGGCGAAAAGCTCAAACCCGCTGTCTATTCTCAACCGCTTGCTCCGAAGACTGCGCTTGGAACCGGCAGAGCGGTTGAAGACGAGCGAAGAGAGATTTTCGTTGATGCGCCTTCTGGTCGATTTCCATCGAACATATATCACTGCCCGAAGCCATCCAGAGCCGAGCGCGAAGAGGGCTGCGATCATCTTCCGACAAGATCGGGAGCAGAAGCAGTCGATCGCAAGGCAGGAACGAAGGGGTTGAGCAATCCTCGTGCTGGTGCAGGGAGGACGGCCAGCACTGTTCGGAACTGGCACCCGACCGTGAAACCAGTTGCCTTGATGCGATGGTTAGTTCGACTGGTCGGGGGTCAGCCCGGTAGCGTTGTTCTCGATCCGTTTGCTGGAAGTGGAACCACGCTCGTTGCTGCACATGTTGAGGGTTTTCGATCAGTTGGTGTGGAGCTTGATGCGCGACACTGTGACATCGCGAGAGCGCGTCTGGAACATGCGGTCGAATACGAAGATCTCGAAGTCACCACAAATCAGGAGTAAACAATGGATGTTGAAAGTATTGATCTCGCCGCCCTTGTGCATGACCCAAGGAACCCGCGAACCCATGACGAGTCGAACCTTAGCGCGATTCGTTCGAGTCTCGACGAGCACGGGCAAGTGGAACCAATCGTCGTTCAGAAGTCGTCCAAAATGATCATCGCTGGGAATGGTCGAGTCGAAGCGATGAGAGAGTTGGGTTGGAGCTTTGCAGAGTGTGTCGTGCTGGATGTCGATGATGCGGAAGCACGAGCACTCTCGATTCGTTTGAACCGGACTGCCGAGCTTGCGGGTTGGGACGACGACGTTCTCGCCCAGCATTTTTCTGAGCTACACACTCTTTCGCGGTTCGATCTCTCCAGCTTCGGTTTCAGTGACAGCGATCTTTCCGAAATGATTGACTCTCTCGCTGAGAGTGTGGATCAGATCGAAGAAGAGCCCAGCGTCGAGCAGCCCAGTGCTGAAGCAGATCAAGACCCGCTTGACGAGCACAAGCAGCCCACAGACATGCGTGCGTCCGCACAGCGAGAGACGCGGCTCTACTTGTCGCCGGAAGACGACAAAGAGTTCCAGCTTCAGATTCGCGCACTCGCGAAAGATTACGTCTGTGTCAATGTGACGGATACGGTCGTCGAAGCTGTGTCGCGGGAGTTCTTCGCTCTTGAAGGGCGATCGCTCAAAGCTCAGAAAACAAAAGACAAATAGGATCAAGAGCTGATCGATGTTCTCGCAGTTTTGCCGATTCAGCACTGTATCTCGGGTAAGCGATCGCGTATAAGAGAGACGCGTTGACACAGTGCGATCGCGCTGTGTGATCGCTACATACGAACAGCAGCGATCAACCCGTTTGCTGCATTGACACGAGGACACTGCTATGTCTGAAACTGAAATCTTGTGGGGTCACCGAAGAGCGGGCGACACCGCTCAATCCGTCGATTCCGATCCCCAAGCTGTGATTGTCGGAGAGCCTGACTGGTTCTACATTCCCGACGACCCGACGATGAAAGAGTTTGCGGGGCGAACCGCTCGACGAGTCGCTTCTGCCCGACTGCCGATCATCCCCAACTTCGTGAGCGAAGGGGAAGACTATCGAATGGCGGAACCGCCGTTCATCGACAACGACGGAAAAGATGTCAAGTGGCACGCCCTCGCGGTTGACGACTACTTGATCAATCTCGTCATCGTCGAGGGAGTCGCGGAAGGCTTCGCGATGATCGAAGTGAAAGATCAGATGGTCGCAACGATCGTCGCTCTCGCTTCGCTCGAAGCTGCGGAACGAGAAGTGTTGGTTCACTGCGGTTCGGAAGAGCAAGCTCAGAATGTGTTGGATCTGCTTCGCGACGCAGAACTGGGGGGCGACGATGTTTGATGGAAATGGAAGTCTCGCGAGTCGAGCACTGTACTTCGTCGCTGGATCGTCTCTCGCGATCGCACTCACGATCGTTGTGGACTACACGATTGACGGAAACAAGCGTTTTGCGGAAATCGACGCTTGTGTCTCGAATCACTGGGAGCAGTTCGAATCGTTGAGGGGCGTCGAGCCCAGCGTCGAGGACGAAATCGACTTCCGCGACGCTTGTTCCCGGGGTGCGATGTGAAAATGATGGTCGTTTCTCCACAAGACGAGACGACCACTCTAAGACTCATGGAAGAGACGAGAGCAGTTCTTTTGGACAATCTCGTCTCTTCTCATGTTTCGGGGTGGTTGTCGGGCGACGTTCAATCCGAGTTCGTGACTCTTCTGCCCGAGCCCAGGACTACAGCAGAGAAGATTCGACTTCGTGTCGGATGGCTGAGATCTGAGTGCGTGACGATCGGACGATTGCTGGAAAAAGCACGCAAGATTCATGAGGATCGTCGTCTCTTCTTGTCGAGCCCATCAACAGATACTTGTGCTCGGTTGAGAGCCGAGTGGTTGAGGATGATTCGTGATTCCAGCACTCTCCCTCAAACTAACGACAGAGCCCAGGTCAGAGAACTGAGCAAAACATCTACTTCTCCCGAAAAGTGGATCACTGAACATGATCTGAAGAAGGTCGAAAACCTCGCGATGCAATCGTTGAAGAGGGAGAGCAAAGACAAGGGCGACTACCACTACTGGCATCGTCTGGAAGATGTTGTGCAGGACGTTCTGCGAGATCTTCGCTCGCGAGTCGAGGACCAGGAACCTACGATTCACGAGATTGAGCGCTGGATGAAATGGTTGAACGATTTTGTCCTCCCGCTCGTTGCAGTACGGGCAAAATCGATCTCGCTGGCCCGACTTCACCCGACGACGCTCGATCTTCTGTCTGCTCTTCGAAACGCACAAACTGGTTCGGGCTTTGTTCGAACAAGTGATGCTGTCAGAGAGTGGGTGAAAGCTGGAATGCCGGACACGATCGCGAAGTAGAGCGATAAGCGATCACACATAACGCGCGGCGAGGATCACTTCTCGCTGCGCGTTTTCGCGTATTCTGAGATCAGATTCTTTCATTCGGGTAACTCGCGCTGTATAATGCGAGAGCAGAAGCGATCGACAAGTGCGACGATCGCAGCAGCGACGAGGACCAAAATGACAATCGACGAAATGAACGGACTACTTCGACGCGTTCAGGACCAGTTCGACGTGAAGATTGACTTCAACGGAAACATGTCTTGGAGAATCGACACGTCTTTTCAAGATCTGTGCCCAGAGCACGCGACGGGACTTGGAAAGAAGGTCTTTCTCGCGATCGAGAAGTTGCTTCGAAAGGAGTTGGATGCTGCTCGTGTGTGGGTCTACTCGACGCCCTACTTCACCAACATCCTGATTCACGCGAAGTGATTGGAGAGAATCATGTCTTACAAAGATCTGAATGCAAACGGAGAGATCAAGAGAGCGACAGAGGAAGTGAAGTGGTCGGAAGTCCAGCCGGGCGATGAAGTGGTCGTCTGGAGCGACGAAGGCGGCCACGGATACACGGGGAAAGTCAGTCGAGTCTCTCCGCGAAACGATCAGTCGACGAAGGGCTGGAGCTGGATCTACTTCGCTGATGGGCAGTTCACGACTGTCTGGCGGAACTGGACCGTGAAGCGCGTTGTCGCTTCGTAGATCTTCACGATCGTGCGAGATCGCATCGGGAACGTGCTATAGCAGCGCGTTCCCGATTTTGCTTCTGATAGTGCTTGATTTAGGATTAGCAGCAGAGTAGAATCACAGAGCGTCAGAAGAGATCGCAGCGCGCGACTCGACGCAAGAGGACACGATGATGCTCGCAACGAACAATGGGCGCGTTGAGCGCGATGATGGGTACAACGACGACGACAACTTTGACATGCGGGTGTTGGGCAACTTCATGCTCGACATGGTTCGCAGCAGCAGTCCGATGGACTTGCTGCTCGCCCGAAACATGACGATCAAAGCAAACTGGATGCTTCGTCAGATCTCGCTGATGGACTTCTCTGCTGCGTGGTGCGACGACGAGCAGAAGCGGGAGGCGGTTTTCGCTCTCGACGTTCTGCAAGCTGTTGTGGTCGTGGTCGTGGAGTCGATGCTCAATCAGAGCAAGACGGAGTGGCCGGATGAGAACGCGAAGTCGGACGACGAGCTTCGTCAGACTTATCACCGGGCACTCACGATGCAGCATGAGATCGTCGTCGCGATGTCTGGACTCGACGAAGTGCTTTGCGGACAGAGCCCACGATGAGTCGAGTCATTCAAACACGACGCGCTCGCGAGACTGGAGCAACGATTCGCGTTCTCGACAATCGAGGAAGCGATTGGACCCTGGACCCCGAGAACTGGTACACGGAGTGCTTGACGCATGGAGACATGTGTGGGCACGACACGAGAGCCCAGGCAACTGGTTGGGCGGTTCAGCCCGCGATGTGGTGCGACGGATGCCGGGAGATCTTCAATCAGAAGAGGGCAGCGAACACTCGCTGAGCCCAGCCGGGCACTGAGCCCAGCCGGGCGCTGGGGATGGACTCCAGCGCTCACCACCTTGGAACGAGAGAGGACAAGAACATGAAAATGGAAAAGTACGACGAGAGCTATTTTAAGATCTGGAGACACAAGACAGACATTCGCGAGGGAATGGAGCGACTGTCTCGTGTTCACAAGATGATTCGAGAGCTGGACGAGCAGAGCGAGCAGAAGCACGCGTCTGAAGGGAGCCATATTTCCGATACAGACCCACGATACGTTGCTCTCATTGAGAGCTTGATTCTGGAATCTGAAAATGTCACGAAGTCTATGAAGCTCGCGATGGGGGCTCTTGGAAAGGAGGCTGGAAGTCGAGCGATTCTGGGGGAGCTTGCGATCGCATCGATCATCTGATCGGAAGTTCGCCCAGCATGAGCGCTCAACCGCCTCGGTTGGGCGTTTTCGTTTCTTTGTAGCGAAAATGCGATCGCGCGGAACAGCGACGACATCGACAAGAACGCAGTTTCGACAGTCCACGCTTTGATCTCGGATTTCACAGACTGTATACTCTGAGAGTCAGAAGCGATCGCGCGCTGCGAAACGCAGACATGAGGACACTACAATGACAAGTCTGCCCACAGACTACTTCGACACTCTCAGAGACTTCATCGCGGATCAACTCAGCTTCGTCAATCACGAGGAAATGTGCGGATCGCTGTATGTCGATGTCTCGGACGAGATCACGATCTTCATGACGCCCGAGTTTGAGGGCACGCCGGGAATGGACTTCAGTGTCGAAGAAGTGGACAACAACGCTTGCGAGAGTGGGCTCCCTGACTGGGTGAAGAGTCTCGAAGCGGGCAACATCGACTGTAGCTGGACGGGAGATCTTGAAACGGACTGCAAAAGCTACAGAGCGGAGTTCGCGAAAGTGGTTCGCAAGTACGTCGATCAAGTGCGGTTCCGTCACTTCGTCTACGATCACAGCTTCATCACGGAGTAGTCGATCAGATTCGAAGTCGCTGAGCGCTGGGCGGAAATGGGCCAGCGTTTTGCTCGCTCTCTAATGCGACAAGGGCGAAACGATCGCAAGTTTTCGCCAGAAGTGGATCTGCGCTGCTCGCATGTTCTCACGCTTTCGTGTTCTGAGTTGTTGATTTCGGATTCTACAGACTGTATACTTCAAGTGTCAGAAGCGATCGCAGTGTGCGACGCAAGACACAAACGTGAGGACACTATGACTGCACAGATGCCCGCTCACCCTTCGACTTTCGCTTCGCAGCGTTTCATCGTGCGCGATCAGCTTTCGCCCTTGACGGGGGAGCGAGAGCAGCTTCACGGGCTCGAAGTCGAGATCTGCGAGTGGGGCGGGATGGTCGGGGAATACTGCGTTCGCTTCACTCAGAGCGTGGAGCACATCGTCAGAATGCTGTCGAAGCGCGACTCGTTTTGGACGCGGGAGAAAGTGTACGACTATCTCGCTGGAGAAGAGGGCTTCACTCGCGAGAACGGGCAAGAGTGGATGACGGGCGCGTTCTGCGAGTTCGATCTCGATCAGCTTGAACGGTTCAGGAGTGATGAAGAGCTTGCGGAATACAGCGAGAAGCTGATCTCAGCGATTCGAGAACGAATCGAAAAAGTGCGGTTTGACGCGAGTGAAGGATCACTCTACGTCTTCGAGAGGACGGGCAAAGATCGCACGCTTTACTTGACGCCCCTCTTTGAGGAAGTGAATCTCGACTACTGCGTCGAAGAGTACGGAAAGCACGATGCGATCTTTCTGATTGAAGAGGGCGAAGTCGAAGTTCAGTGGACGTTCGACATCGATCAGGACGTTCAGATCTATCGCGCGAAGCTGGAGCAGATGATTCGTCTTCACTTGCGAGGATGAATCGCAAAGAGTCGAGGGCCAGAACGCTCGCGTGAAAGCGCGGGCGTTTCTCGTTCTCGGATTTGGCCATGAAAGTGGACTCTCTGGGCCGATTTCTGCTCATTCAGATCCTTGGCCGCGAAAAGTGGATCTCGATTTCGAAAAGTCGATGATCCGGATCTGGCCGTCAAAGATCCAAAACTGGCCAAAAAATGCAAATCCGTCAGACAAATCTGCTTGATTTCGGATTCTACATAATGTAGATCTGTAGAGTCAGAAGCGATCGCAAGTGCGCGATCGAAATGACGATTACGAGGACACAATCATGCTTACTACTCCTTCTGAACGACATCTCGTCAAGGCCCTCTACGCTTACTTCTGTCGTCACGTATCGGACGAAATGACGTGGACCATCGCGTCTGAGCTTTTCCCGCTTTGCGACCAGTTCATGATGGACGCGTGCTGTGCGGACGCAGACGAAGAAAATGGTTTCGGAGTCAGCTTCACGAAGAGCGTCGCGGATCTCTGCAAGCAAGTCTGCTGGAAAGCGATGTCTGCTCACTCGATGGGCATGATGGACGACTACAGGATCTCGGACATCCAACGAGTATTCGCAGAAGCGTGTGATCTTTCGTCTGAAATGAAGGACGAAATGAAGCGACGCGCAAGCTGAGGAACCCTCGTCTCGACTCGCCCGCGAAAGCGGGCTTTTTTGCTTCTGTAGTCAGTCGACTCTGAGCCCAGGAGTGGATCTACGTGAGCACAGGAGTGGGCCACGACTCACGCGTCTGAGCGCTGGACCGCGATCGATCAAAAACGATCCACTCTAGATCGCTGAGTTCAACCGAGAAAATCAGCGACGAGCTCCAGATTGGATTTCCAAAGGCAGGGCGAGCCGATCCACAAAAAAGCGTCCAACCAGGGAGCAAAGTCCATCGAGCCCAGGAAAAAAATCGTCCACCCGCAGCAGCTTGTCCGACAGCCCACCCTGAGTCCAGGCATGGGGAGTCCAGCGCTGGGGAGTCCAGCGCTGGGAAGCCCAGGTCCAGCGCTGATCCACTTTCTCGATCCGCTTTTCGTGATCCGTTTTCGTCGTGATCGATCCGAGATTCTGCTGTGATCCGATTTTCTGACGAAAACGACGAGAATCAGCGATCCATCATTACTTACGTGCATTCGTGTAGTTCTCGATCCGCGATCGATCGCTATCTCGTGAGACGCTGTGAGATGCACTGTGAGTCCGATTCTTCGAGAACGTGCGTCTGCTCTACACTCTCGACGATTCGAGATGCTGTGAGACGCTGTGAGAGCGCGCGCTGATTCGCTGAGAGCGAGCGTCTGCTCTGTGTTCTCGTCGATCTCGTCGTGCTGTGTCGCGCTGTGTCGCGCTGTGTCTCAGCTACAGAGAATCTCAGAGCGCGAGATTCGCGCTGTGAGCGACGCAAGCACACTTGCGCGACGTTTCACACTAGCGAAGCGTCTACAGACGCTCACAGACGCTCACAGACGCTGCAAACGCTATCTATGACGCTGTGTAGAACGTCAGATCGCAGCGTCGCAGATCTCACGATCTCGCGAGATCAGCAGAGAAGCGCGTCGCAGTGCACGCTCTCAGCGAATCGCGCGCTCTGTGTCTCAGCGCGTCTCACAGCGTCTCACAGCGCGACACGCTCACAGCGCGACTCTCAGCGCGTCTCAGCGCGTCTCACAGCGTCTCACAGCGTCTCACAGCGTCTCAGCGCGTCGCAGTGCGTCGCAGCGTCTCAGCGTCTCAGCGTCTCAGCGAGTCGCAGCGAGTCGCAGCGAGAGACGAGATCAGAATTGTCTGATTCGACAAGATCGAATTGTCTGATTCGACAATCTGAGAATTGTCTGATTCGACAAGATCGAATTGTCTGATTCGACAATCTGAGAATTGTCTGATTCGACAAGATCGAATTGTCTGATTCGACAATCTCAGAATTGTCTGATTCGACAAGATCGAATTGTCTGATTCGACAATCTCAGAATTGACTGATTCGACAAGATCGAATTGTCTGATTCGACAATCTCAGAATTGACTGATTCGACAAGATCGAATTGTCTCAGAGAGCAATTCTGATCTTGTCGAATCTCAGATCTCAGAACGCAGAAGCGCGCCCCGGGGGGCGCGCTGTGTCTCGACTCGACGCTCTCAGCTTGCAGCGCGCTTCAGAGTCAGAGTCACGTTCTTCGTCGTCTTGCAGCGCGCTGCGCTCACAGTGTACTTACGCTCTGCGAGAATCAGCCCGATACGCCCGTTCTTGTAGAAAACTGCTCTGTGCTTGCGAATCGACCCGGGCAGATCTGCGAGCGACTTCTGAGACATGTCAATCACGATCGTCTGCGTCTTCTCGCACTCGACGCCCGCTTCAATGATTCGATCAACGCGTGCGTTCAGTGCTGCGAGCGACTTCTCACGACGCGCTGCGCTCTTCTCTGCGCTCTGCTGCTTCTTCGTCGTCTCTGCTGCGAGCGTCGCAGCGAACGACTTTTGAGCTTCTGCGACGACTGCATCGATCGTCTTCATCGTCACGACTGCATCGCTCTTGAGTGCGACTCGCAGCGTTTCGATCTTCGTCGCGTAGTCAACGAGATCGCTCTTCTTCGTCTTCTTGCCCGGGGTCTTCGCGTTCTCGTCTGCTGCGATAAGTGCGATGATAGCTGCGTTCTTGAGTGCTGCAAAGTTAGTCATAGTGTTCTCTCTGCTCGTTTGAGCGTCTGTGTCTCTGTCAGTGCGCTGCGACACTGCGTCGCTCGCTTCTGACGCTCTTGTTCTACATTCGTGATTACTGAATGTCGAAAAGATTCTCTAAATCGACGAACGCTATTTCGCGAGGATCTCGCCCTCATCAGGGTTTAGACGCTCAAAAAAAAACGCGAGATTCTGCGATCGCGTGCGATCTTGTCGCGCTTAGTCAGTGCGCGACGACTCGCGAGAAGAGACGAGAAATCGAGCGCATATTTCGTCAGATCGGGCTGCTCGTCAATCTTCTCGACAGATCCGTCTCTGAGATCGTCTGATTCGCTCGATTCTGAGATCCGAGAGAGAGCGCTCTACGATCTGCTCGCTTCTCGACTCACAGACTCACAGACTCACAGACGCTCACAGACGCTCACAGACTCACAGCGACTCACAGCGACTCACAGCGACGCTCTCAGCGTCTCAGCGTCTCACAGACGCTCACAGCGTCTCAGCGTCGCTCACAGACGCTCACAGCG